GGCAAGCAGTCTGTTCAGCAACAGTAGCTCAGACATGGTCAGGAGATTCGCAGAGTTCAAGAAGCAGATGCAGGGGAAAGACCCTGAGCAGATAGTTAGGAAGATGCTCGCAGAGGGGAAGATGTCACAGACCCAGTTCGAGCAACTCAAGAGACAGGCGGAATCGCTGATGACAATACTGAGGTAGAACCTCAAAGGAGATACTTATGGACAATGGTTATTCATTGGCAGATGTAGCCACCGTCATGGGTGGACGTGAGGGATTCGGAGGAATGGGTGGTCTTGGATGGCTCATACTCCTCTTCCTGTTCCTCATGGGTACTGGCAACGGTTTCGGATGGGGAGGCAACGGCAACTTCAATGCCTATGCTACTCAGGCCGATATCACAAACGCAATTCAGGCACAGACAAGTGCGCTGAACCAGCAGGCTATTCTGATGTCGTCTCAGAACAACAACTACGAGACCGCTCGGTTAATCGACCAGCTCGGAGTCAACATGATGACACAGAACAACACGAACTTGGTGAACGCCATTCAGGGATTCAACAACCTGTCTGGGCAGATTACCAACCAGACCAACGTGCTCTCGTCAAAGCTTGACAACTTGGGATTCGCAATGGAGAGATGTTGCTGTGATGTGAAGACACTCATCAAGGACAACCAGATTTCAGACCTCACAAACAAACTCAACTTTGCTCAGAATCAGGCAGTCAACGCACAGCAGAGCCAGTATCTGCTCTCGATGCTCGGAACATACACTGCTGGCAGTGGTGGAGCTACAGGGGCATAACCTTTTGCAGGGCTTCGGCCCTGCATCTTTTTAAGGAGAACATATGAAGATAATAATGAGACTTTCTGACATGATAGACGAGGAGATTGAGGATGCCATGAAGTACGCCAAGTGCGCTATGGAGCACGATGACGACACTGAGCTCTCAAGGACGTTCACTTTGCTTGCGAACGAGGAGCTTAACCATATGAACCTGCTCCATGCACAGGTCGCAAGGCTGATAAAAATCCAGAAGGAGAAGACAGGTGAACCTCCAGCACCTATGATGGCTGTCTACGACTATCTCCATGCCAAGCAGGTCGAGAAGGTGGCTGATGTCAAGTCCATGCTTGTATGACGCTATATGTAGCGTAACTGTGTTTACAATGCACTACCCATGTGGTAATATCTTGGTATAGGAGAAATTACACATGTGGAATTGGATTGTTACCAACTGGCCCTACATCCTGTCGGGCATCTGTGGAGTCATCTTCGTGGCTTCTGTCATCATCAAGCTCACACCATCCACCAAGGATGATACCGTCCTCGGAAAAATCATCGCATTCATCGACCACTTCTCGATTGTGAAGACGGCCCGTGACAAGCAGTTGATTGAGTACGCAGAGGAAGTGCTTGAGAGCAAGAAGAAGGAAGCGAAATGAATGAGTGGTGGCAGGCGATTATTACTCTTGCCGTTGGTTTTGCTCTTGGTGTCATTGCCACTCTTCTGTTCAGAAGGGCAGTTTCTGGACGAACTGGAGAAAGAGCTGACAGTGTTGAACGGAGCATTGGAGAGCTTGGAGAGCACATCGACGGAGCAGAGGCAGGAGTTGACGAGTCTGTCAAGGTCTGCGACGAACTTGCAGATGAGAGTGGGGGAGTTGCAGAGTCGGTTGGAAGGCTCACAGAAGGAGCTGACTCTATTGAAGGGGCAGTACGAGACGCTAGGGATTCAGTGGAAAGAATTAAGGAGCTCGTTAGACGAGAGCGTGAACGAACTCACGAAGCTGAAAGTGAGGAACGGTCTGCTGATAGCAGGGATTAGCGTGACTGTGTGTCTTTCGTTGGTTGCCATCATAATGGTGGCGAGATGAGGCTGGGGCGAACCCAGCCTTCTCTATTCTGTGATTTCAAGGTCGAAGAAAAGCTCCAAATCCTTGTCGAGCTTCCCGTCCAGTATCCTGTCACGGATTCTCCGTGTGCTTACGTTGTACCATCTTGCACAATCCATGATGCTCTCCCTAGTGGCAACGCATCTGCCAGTGTGGTCGAACACGAGGACTGGCACTGTCTTCGCTCCAAGAGTCTTCATTTGTCCTCCGATACAGATGCCTTGAGAATCTGTCTGTCATACTCATCCAAATCATGGTACTTCGGTGTCTTGAACAGTCTTAGGAACGTAGGCTTGTCACCTATGACAGTTCTCCTGACGACGTGATGGAAGAACATGAACACGAAAGGTATGCAAGTCACCGCATCAGCACCGCAACGGAACTGTCTAGACCCTTCCCATCTTGGCTTTATCCTCTTCCAGTTTCTCCATCCGATGACTCTAGGAGCACCAAAAGTAATCATCTGAACATTGATGGAAGGGAAGCAGTATCTCATATCCTCCATGCACAGGACTGCGATTGCGCCACCATAGGAATGGCCAGTCACAGTTATGGCAGTTGGATTGAGTTCCTTCACCTGCCTCTCCACCTCGGCACGTATCAGCTTCCAGCACTTCAGGAAGCCAGAATGGGCCGTGAACGGAATCTCGCAGTCATTGTACGCCTTCTTCCAGAAGTGGAAGTTGTTCTTCCAGTCAACGTCGGAGTCAGAGCCGTAGAACGCTATGATGACCTCTCCGTCCTCACGTCTGTCGATGAGCATGCTTGTGTCATCGCCCAAGACCTGATAATGTTTCCCACTGGCCTCGCCACGGGTCAGTATGTAGTCTATGCACTGGTGTGGATTAATCATATACTGGCCTCCTTCGACTTTGCATTCCAAATCACACCTTCTCTTTTGTATCTTTTCCAGTCCCTGCATCTTGAGAACGATGTGGTCTTGTTAATGTCTGATGGTTTTATAAATCTAAAGTGAGGACATATATCTCTATATTCGCAACACATCAGCACTGGTACCATCATGAATGTGTTATACTTCTCGAAATACTTCTCAACATTAACCGTCTCGACACATATCTCATCCTTTCTCATTCACTAGCCTCCGTGTCTTTTGTGTACTGGCAATAGGCCGCCGTTGATGTGAAGCCTTCGCTATTGAATCCATCGTTGCATACTGGTTCACCATTGAAGTAGACGACCTTGCAATGCTCCGTTCCTCTGAATTGACAGTTCTCACAGTTCATTCACTAACCTCCAATTTGTCGTCTTGCGACTCTACCTCATAGACTTTGATGTTAGTCACACTGTAACCATTACGTTCCTCATCACGGACAAGAGAGTTAACTGCCTCTTGAGGTGATTCAGCCTCAATATACCTTGCCACATCACCAGCTGACATTTTAGCTACATCACTGTAATGGAAAAAAAGTATGTATCTCATTCACTAGCCTCCATCTCCTCAAACTCATAATCATCAGCAAAGAACGGCATCGCTCCGCCGATTCTTATGTTCTTGTTTGCCTCTTCCATCAGATACAGGAAAAGTGTCTTTGAACTTGCAACAAGGACTTCATCACAGAAATGCAGATACCAACCTGTCTTTTTTTCTTTGCACTTGTACAGCTTCATTCGGTTGCCTCCGTGTCTTCTGTCATGGAGAATTCAACCCAACACTTGTACGGACGTTTGTCTCCATCAAAGATACCTTGTACGCAGAAACCTGTTATCTTATAATCTCTGTCAACAAGTCTCTGAACTAGTTCCTTCTTTAAGGAATCGCCGAACACGAACTTGACTCCGTTCTTCTCGTCCTCATCCATCTTTTTGATGAACTCAAGCAGTTCTTTGTTTTGCTCTTCGTCAAAAAACATTACTAGCCTCCGTTGTCTTTGAATAGCTTGTTGCCGTTTCACTTGGGTACGGATAACCAGATGAGTATTTCTTCTTGTTATCAGTGCCATAGTTTGCCTCCAAAACAGTAGGTGCGTTCTCGATTATCTTTTTGCACCATACAACATTACAGTTCTCGCATAATTCCATTTCGCAGACAGTGCAGATGAGATGATTGATTTCACTTTTCAACTTGTCTGCATCTATCAATCTTCCATGTGGCTTGACCTCGACAAGAGGGCAATCATTTGGTCTTTCAAGATATAGGTCATTGCCATAACTACAATCTATAATTTCACACCAAAGGCAATTCTTCGGTATCTCCAAACCCTTGATAAGTAAGTCCATTACCAAATATCTCCTTCTTTGTCATCTTTAACAATTTGGGGTTCAATTTCATATTTTTCGTGAAGGAACAGTGTATCATTATCCTTGAACACACCATCTATTTTGGGCTCAAGTGCAGTCCTGACTTGAATATACGCATCCTTTTTGTTCTGAGCCAAAACGTTTACAGAACCACCTAGTGTTGCATTAAATCGAACATGATATTCTTTGATATTTTTTTTAGCCATTGAACGCCTCCAAAACTGTGGGAGCCTCATCGAGGTCTTTGAGCAAGGCTTCTGTAATTTCTTTCGCCTCCGCATAGTTCGGATGCGTCACGAACAGAACCAAAGCCTTCAGCACATAGGCTTTGAAAGCATCGACATCTATGAGCCTGCCGTGCGGTTGCTCGTTCACATAGGCAGATTCTACGAACTTGGCGTAGTCTTCGGATTCCAGCTTGTCCAACTCTTCAATCGAATAGTTGCTTCTGATTACGTATTCATATTTAGCCATTGTTCTCCTCCTTGAAAGGCTCTATCTTCTTCCATGCTATGACAACATACGGCAAATCTATTCTCCAGTTGCCGTTAACAAATGTGGTTGCTCCATATAAAACACGACTAGCCATATCGTGCATGATTTTATTGTCATACCCCCATCGGAAAGCAACAAAATAATCCCCTTCCTCTGTCGGTGTTCCTGTATGCCACGGATTCTTCCTTGCGTTCCATGCTTTGATGGCTTCCTTGCTCTCTGAGCGTCTGATAGTAGCCCCGCACTCGTTGCACTTGGCGATAAAGTAACCTTCGTAGTGGTCAACATAGAATACGTTCGCCTCTCCGCCACAGAACGGACATGGCTTAAGCTCAGTCTTCATGTTCTTTCTCCCATTTGTCGGCCAGTTCCAGTTTCCTCTGCACCTCTTCAAGAATCGGCTTGTCCTCTGCGAATATCACATACTCAATACCTTCATATATGACGTTGGCACTCTTGGACTGCCACATGTGATACTCGGCCCATTCCGTTTCTGCGTTATGGTACAGCGTCTCCATAATCTTTCTGTTGGTCATTATCTTTCTGATGGTCATTCCGTAACCTCTCTACACAATCCCAGATACGATGTTCACAACAATAACCAATATAGCCATTACACCAGTCGGGACATCCTTCCTCACTATTGCCCTGCCCAAGATTCCACCTGCAAAACACGAAATTAGATATAGGCATAACTTTGAACCAGTCATTCAGTCACCTCCTTCCCACATGGGGTTCCATCAAGGTAGGTGAAGCCATAAAAGAGGTCTATCAATGTCTTGTTGCATGAGAACAAGCCAACCGAATGATGGTAATAGTCTGTCACATGGAACTTGCCATCTTTTCCGTCCTTAATCCAAATCGGAGGCATCACTACATTTGTGTCATAAGTTCCGAACCGCTTCATCCAGTCTGTTATCATTTCTGCTGTGTCAATGTAGGGTCTGTACTTGGGTTCTGGCTTGATTCGGTAGTCTAAACAACCGAAGTTCCAAGATGGCTCAGGCGAATCTTCCCACTTGACATCTCCATCTTTTCTATACTTGCACTGTATCTTTTTCCCATCCTCATATGCCTGCAAAACTTCAATCTTCTCTTTTGTTGTCATTCACTGGCCTCCTTTCCGAACACATTCCTGATGCTCTCGATGCACTCTGCCAAATCAACATGAACCTCGTACAAATCGTTGCTCATGTAGTCCTGTGAAAGCTCATGCACCTTGTCAGACACCCTCTCAAGGTCTTTGGCTAGACCTCTGATGAAACCAATCGGATACTCGATGATGGGGCAGTCCTTGTCCACCTTGTTGCACTTCACCTTGTTTCCAGTGAGACTACAGTAATTCCCCTTGCCGTCCCACGAAACAATATGGAAAGGGCAGAATCCCCTGCAAAGCGGTCTGAAACACGCCTTGGGTTTGTCCATGTTCTTTATCAATACGTCGCTCATTAACTAGCCTCCATAGCCACAACAAGAAGTACGAGGAGAAGAAGCACTACCCCTGTCCACATCATGATTTCCCCTGTGCGGAGACCAAGCTCCGCAAACAGGAAGAAACCTACTGCTGTAATGGCAAGTGCCACACAGATTATCAGAATGCTCATTTCTCAACTCCCAAGAAACCTCCGTCCTCAAGCTCCCAAGAGTTCATCATGGTACGTGCGTCGAGTCCGTTGCAGACATAGTGTCCGTTCTCCTTCCTGAAGGAACTGACCAAGCACTCCTGACCAGTTACCTTGTTGAAAATCCATTTCCCTCTGAGAGAGTCACGGACAGCCTTGTCTTCCAAGTCCAAAGGAGTGCGGATGACCTTGTATTCACGGATGAACACGCCACTGACCTGCTTCCCGTCGTCGATTGTGTTCCCGTAGAATGGCATAGGGGAGTCTGCCTCAATCTTGGTGAGGGTGATTCTCCTCTTATCAGTGAAGAGGAATGACCTTGATATCTCGACCCTTCTGCCAATCAGTGCCTTCGCTTCCTTGGAGTTGGGGTCAACGATGATTGACGGAGCTGGCTTCTCGATTGTGGCAGGGTTCTTCTCAGAATATACTGGCTCTGGCTTGGGCTGTTCCTTCACTGGTTCAGTCGGCTTGGTGGCTATTGGTTTGGTCTCCGCTGGCTCGTCCTTCTCCTTGCCACCGATGTACTGTGTAGTCAGCTCGAAGTGGTACTGCTTCCCCCTTAGTGTGACCTTTGCGACTGGCTTGTTCTTGTTGTCAACCCTTACTATGACAGGAACTCCCTTCACCAAATCACTGAGGAACGCACCCTCAGCGTCATCTGCCGAATGTGCGATGCTCTTCGGATATGTGACCTGTGGCTTCCAGTTCACATGACCGAACTTCGCCACGGAGAACCTTGTGATTAGACCCTGAGACTCCTTGTCGAATGAGCTTTTGTTGATTCTGAACGAATACGAGTATGGCATCTCTGTGATATTGTAACTCTTGCACTCCATTGTCTTTTCCTCCCTACCAATGGTTAAACGATTCCTATGATGTCGTAGTGTCTCCACTTCTCGACCTTCTTTATCTTGTCTACTGCGTACATTGCACTGGACGTGTTGGCGAACTCCTGCACTGGCCTGCCTTTCTTGTACTCCCTCGGGTATATGTACACTGGCTTGTCCTTATCGAATCCCTTCAGTATTCTCGCCTCGTCCCTTCTGTTCCAAACCTTTAAGATATATGTCATCTAATCCCCAGACCCTTCTGGTCCTTGTTCTCGAGCAGAATGAGAAGCTGTCTCATCTTTGCGTACTCCTCACGCACCTTCTTCCTAGACTCATTGAGGCACTTCTCAATCTCTGCATATGTGGACGGCCTCTTGTAACCTCTGCAATCGGATGATGAGATTATCACGGTCTCAGGTGACTTCTTCCTGAGGTCACTTATGCATCTTCGTACAGCCCTGTCCGTCATCCCTGTCGCACTGACCAGCTCATCTCTGGTCACATAATGGTCAAACGGTATCAAATCAATGATGTTCATGCCCTTTCCTCCATCTGTCTGTCGTACCATTCGTCTGCCCTCATGTCAGAAATCTCATGTTCGGTCTTGGGCCTTTCGCTGTTCCACCGCTCCATGCCATCTTCTATGCCATCGCACACGGCATCGCTGATTGCCTCGATGAAATCCTCGTACAGTCCATCGAAGTCGCTGTCCTTGCCGTCGAAAGACCTTTCATATGCCTCATTACGTGCGAACTCGCTTGCCCACTTGGTCACATCCCCAAGGAATTCCTTGTACTCAGCCCTGCTCATCCTCAAGCTCCTTTATCTGCTCCTTCAGTTCGTGGTACAGATTGTCGTAGTATCTTGCGCTCTTCTTCATCGTCGCCAAAGCGTAGTCACTTGCCGAAAGCTCTCTCTTTGCGTCTGCGCTACCTTTCCTAGCAAGTGACATAAGCTCCAGTCTCCTGACTCTGCCTTCACCGATGCGCTCAACCAAGTTCCATCTGTACATCGGGATGTTGCCTCTCTGAAGCACGTTGCACTGACCGCACTGAGGCCAAAGATTGTCTGGTTCGGTCTCAGTTGCCCTGTCGTTTCTGCTTATGTAATGTCCGCCTTGGCAGTCCGTGGTCCCAAAGAGCAGAGGCTTTCCGCATGATATGCAGGTCAGTCTCCCATTGGCCTTCAGCTCCCTCAGCTTGCACAGCTTCTGTGCCAGCGTAAGGCACTGCGCCCTTGTGTGTAGCTTCTTCTTGGATGGTCTCAGTTTGCTTCTCGGTTTCGGCTTCTCCATGATTCACACCTCAATCAAAATGGGATTTCGTCATCAATCGGCCAGTCCTCAGGGCCGTTGACTGCGTAGCCCATAGACCTCTTGTACTCGTTGAGCTCCTTCTCCGTTGCGAAGTACTTGCCGTCGCACTGGTAGGGGAGGTGGTCAGGGTTGTCCTGTCTCTGGGACTGATGCTCTGACGATTCTCCCACGAAGCTGAGCTTGTCCACTTGGATGTACTCGTATGTCTTGCCGTTGTACTCGGTCCAGTACGGCTCTCCCACTGCTATGATGTACTTGCCACGTCTCATGTAAGGCATCAGCTTTGCCGTTCTGTCTGTGCCGCTCATGGTGCAGGAATAGTAGTGCACCTGCTTGTTCTTCATGTTCCAAGCAATCGAGAAGGTCATGAACTCCTTTCCGCTCTTGCCAGCCTTCATCACGGCATCGTTCGTCAGCCGTCCGTCAATCATGTATGTCGCCATGAATCACCCCTTCGTGTCCTCAAGCACCACATCGTGCTCAAGTGCTATGTTCCTCAGTGACCTCATCAGTATCTTCATCTGACCGATGGTCACGTCCTTCGTGCTCTTGGGGATGCACGAGCCGTACTGCATAATCGGCTCCCCATCCTCGTCCCTCTCCACTGGATACCCGAAACCCACAGCATCGTCCTTGGCCATCCTCTTGAGCTCGTCAGACCTTATCCCTGTCTGTGCCGATATCCTCTTGACCCAAAGCTGATACTGTGCGTTCTGCGCCTTCGTCCTCGGTTCGCACCAAGGTTCAACTGTGACAACCACACCTTTTGGGTATTCACCGACGAACTCCTTGACCGTGCTGAGGAGAAGGTGAGGGGAGTCACCCTTGTGTATCAGAATCTCCCGTCTCATTCTCCAGAACCCTCTTTATCGAGCTGAACAGGAATCCGTTCAGCTTCAGAGCGGAAGTGCATCCGTTCTGTTTGCAGACCTCGGCCAGTCTTGCCTTGTCAGGACAAATCTTCATCAGCTCGTCCCAGTAATACTTCCAGTCAGGCTCAGGCTCTGAACTCGGAACTGGCTCTGCCTTAGGAGTTGCCTTCTTGCCAAGCTCATAGACGACGTTCCCCTTTGACTTGATTACCAAGCGGTTGATTTCGTTCCTCTCGTTGTAGCCGATTTCAGCGACCTCAAGTGAGTAGGAGTTGATTTCACTGCCAAGCCAAATCTGCGGTGCGGTGTACAGCTCCCTTCCGATGCCGACCATGAAACCTGCACGCTTGAAAGCATCGGAAGCCTTGCCTTTCTCCGCTTCCATGTTGCTTTCCGTTCCATTGGACTGCTTGGATATCCACTGGTTCTTTTCTGCATCCCAAATCGAGATGGTGCAGTATAACGAGCCGTCAACAGTCTGGTAATCGACCTTCCAGTTCATCGGCCCGTACAGCTCGTCGAGGATGGCCATGTCTGTGCGACTCGTCTTGTAGAGCAGTACTGAATACTTGCTACCATCCTTGGTTTTCTGACCAACCCTGCACTCAATCTCATTAGCCTTCAACAGTCTCATAATCTTCCTCCTCGTCTTCATCCAAGAAATCCTTTGTTTCAGCTTCGATGCAATCTAAAAGCCTTTGAACAACATTCGCCTGCTTCGCATAGTGCAGTTCGTGAAGCTCATCACCTGCGAACTGCATCTTGTCTTCCCAATAACCCTTTTCGGTGCTAAGTGCATTTAGGATTATCCGCACCTCATCTTTCGTTAAAGAAATTTCAATCTGTTCCATTCGCTTTCTCCTTTTTCAGTGATTTCCAGTAAGGGCAGAACTCGCACACATCGCAGTAGTACAGGCACTTTATCGGGTCACTGCCTTTCTTCTCGATGACGTACCATTCATCGGTCATGCCTGCCTTCTCGAAGCCCTCACGAGTATCCTCGTAGGTCTTGTAGTTGGCATGGCCTGCAACGGCACTCTGCCCATGAACCATACTGTTCTTGGTCTTACGCTTGTAGATTTTGAACTTCACGTCGATGTACCGATATTTCTCGGAGCATGGTGGGAGAAGCTCGTCAGGCACTGACTCCAAGGCTCTGACTTCCTTTACCTTGTCCATAGCCTTGCGAATCTCCTCGTCCTTACGCTCCTCGGTTGGTACAGTGAACTCGATTACCCTAAGCTTGTTCGGGTCTTCTCCCTTCATTATGTTGCCGACCTTTGATACGTCTGAGAGGTTGGCCTGTATAAGCATCTTTCTGACCCCTGTGTACCAACTCGGCTTCACCATGTCCAACAGCTTGTTGTAGAGGATGACCTGACGCTCCCACTCATCATCCGTCCCTTCAGCGTTCCTCTTGTACGTGCTCTGCTTTGTGTTCTTGTAGTCTGTGAGGTTGCCGTCTGTCGGTCTGTAGAAGTCAAGCTTCCCAGTCAAAGTGAATGGTATGTGGTCATCTATTTGGATGTTCACAACAAGCTCCTGCTCACACAGATATCCAAGGGCCTCAGCATCCTCTCTCAATGCCTCATGCTTGTCAGTTCCGTCTGACATTGGTGAAAGGTCTTGAATGTCCCTTGTGATTTCGTTACGATGTCTGCGACCAAGAACAATGGCAGTCGCATCCTTGAGAAGTTGCGTTACGGAATATTCGTTCTCCCCAAGTGCTCTGTGACTGTCATTGGTCACTCTTGCAACATGACGTTCAAGTATGTCAGTCTGACCAGTTGTGTTCGTCACAATCATACGGCCTCCGTCTCTGACTTGAACTCGTCATCAATCATGTCCTCGAAGATTGTGCATAACTGTGAGCACATCTGAGCCATACCATAGGACACAGCCCAAGCCGTATGATTGACACGAATGAGCTCTTCCAGTTCGTCAAGCTTTCTTTTTTCGTCATATGGTGTGTTCACATAATCTGTTGTCAGCTCGGAACTCTTCTTGGTCAGCCTGTCAAGCTCTTCAGAAGCGTTGTGCCAAGCTTCCATTACGGCATCCTTCGCAATCTCGATTCCATGTATCTTACCCATGTCTATCATCGAATTCTCCTTTTCTCAGAACGGATAACCGTCCTCGTCTTTCGCATCCTCAACGAACTCCGCCGTCGGGATTTCCAGTCTGTCCTCTTGAGGTGCAATCACCTTTTCATACTGCTCCTCAATCTCGTCCCAAAAGGCTTCCTTAACCTTCATCGTCAGCCTCCGAATAGGCACTGTCGGCTCGTGCCTTCTCCTCAATCTCATCAAGTGACTTCATAAGACACTCAATCTCCATATCCTTGCTCTTGACTCTGTTCTCTGTGGCCTTCAGCGTCTTCACAACCTCGTTTACGAACCGAACAACCTTAACCGAATCGGATGGACCAAGCTTCTCAAGCACCTCGAAGAAGTCTCTAGCCACATCAGTGTCCAACACGAGCATCCCACTCCTCCTTACACTTCTGCTTTCCCTTGAGAACCATCTCAAGAACGTCTAGGTAGTACCACTCGGCATTCCTCTTGCCTTTCTGTGCGTCTCCGTCAGGATTCAGCCAAGGGCACTCTGAAAGTCTGTTCACACTGATGCCCCACATCTTCGCTGACTGCTTTCGGTTTACCTTCTTGTGACCTCGCTCAATGTATTCCTTCTCGCTCTGAGACATAAGCCACATCGTCTCTTCCAGAACCTTGAAGCTAATCACTGCTTGGCCTCTTCCTCTTCAATCGCCCTCTCAATTGCGATGCCAATCCAACCTCGGAACGTCATCCTCTTCTCATCAGCTATCTCCCTAGCCTTGTCGATTACTTCCTGTGTCGTATCAGCCCAAATCTGAAATGGTTTCCTGTCTTCTGCTTTTGTCATAGTTTAATCCTCCGCATATTCATGTTAGACCATAATCGGTATCTCTGTCAACATCTTCAGATAACAATTCAGCAACTTTTTATTACCTTTGGGATTGTTTTTGGATTGGGTTGTTTTTTTAGGATGTTGAGAGGTGGTGTATTATTTGGGATGTCCTTTGCCTTGGGGTAGTTTGCTTTACCCTTAGAGAGAAATCACTCATATTCATACTCTCAACGCAGTGGGATATTCTCTTCTTTAGCATTTAAGAAACTATCCTTGTAATCTCTACCTCAACAACCTATAACTACAATCCTTGCAAGCTACATTCATAGTCCAACCTACTCTTCCCTAAAGAATATATTAAGAAAGGGGTTTCTCTCCCTTCAGGTCATCCCACAAGCCTTGTATCCTCTCGGCTTCCTCTGCCTTGGCCTTCTCCGCCATGTAGGTTATGTAGACCTTGAGCACATCAATGTTGCACTCGTCCCTCAGGGTCGTTATCATCCTGTCAACGAATATCTCCTTGCTTGTCAGTCTCTCTGTCCTGTGCAACTGCTCTATGAACCTGCCATCAGAGGCTAGGTCACAGAGGTTGAGGAAATGCTCTTTCCTCATGGCCTTCCTCAGCTTGAACAAGTCCTCTTTCCTGAACCCCTCGTCCATTGCATCGTACAGTCTTTCGGCATCCTTGTACTCGTCATAGTCTCCCAATCCTGTACCCTTTTCCCATTCCTCAAACAGCATAGCTAACTCCTTTCATCAGAATGAATTGTAATATACCGAAACATATTAGCATAATGATTCGGACTCTCTTTCTCATATCTCACCAGTTGTTATCTTCATCAATGTGTCGTCAATCTTGCGTTTGACATTGACAAGGCTCTGCTCCATGCGTCTGTACGGTCTGCGCTCCTCCTTGTCCTTGCAGTTGAAGATAATCTGACGTACCCTGCCAAGCTCCTCGGCGTGTATCCGTTGCTCGTTCTCCAACTGCTCCTCAGTGTACCAAATCCTGTACATCTTCATCCTTCAACTCCTCTACATCAGTGACCTTTGTCTCATAGCTGTCCTCGACATACCCTTCGAGCTTGTCCTCATACAGGCTGTCCTGAACCATGTCCCAAGCATCGAATTCGTCCTCAGCTTCAACAACGATTGAACAGTAGTCAATCTTCTGGAACTGTACAATGAATTTCCTCATGCCTACCTCATACAGGTCTGTGTCGTCGAAGATGGTCTCCGCCTCTCTTGTGTCGAACAGGATTCTCCAGTCGTCGCCAGTCATCGGCTCTTCAGCCATCGGCTCGCTGAACTTTTGCTCATTACCTCTGAACTCCTCGACGAACTCCTCTCTTGAGTATACCTTGACCGTCCCGTTGATGTAATGGATTCTCACCTTCATACTCACCTCGCTTTGCCTTTGGTCAGTGCCTTTCTGCAATCCACTGGTCTACCACCAGTGTTCTTCCTCGCCTCATCAAAAGAACGGGCCATCGTATAGATGACCCACATTCTTCTGTTCCGTCCGTCCTGATACCATACCTCGTATCGTTCTAACATTCATACCTCTTGTAGAAATTGCACTGGTCAACTGAATTGCCGAACTCCTGCAAGTCGGGATGACTGAAGATATAGCACTCCTCGGCTCGTCCACACGAATCACAAAGGCATATGTGCCATCCAAGTCCAAACTCCTCGTATTCATGGTCTTTGTTGGCCTGTTCAAATGTCATAAGCAAACCCCCTTACCAATCAATTCCGTGTTCCGTCTCAAGAACGAAATAGTCCAAGAAATGATTCAGATATTCACCGACTATATAGTGTGCACCTGCCCTAGAATCGTCGAAATTGGGACAGTGGTGATACAGCTCAAGCTCCTTGTCAATCTCACTGTATCTCGAATTCAAATCCTCTACTGCCTCTGACATTAAGTCATCAGTGCTCGCATCATGCACATAGAAATTCAAATCAGAATATCTGTCACTCACAGAATCATGTGGCAGAGCTATGGAATCGTACAGGTCAAAAACCATTTTCTCTTCGCCATCTGTTATGGTCAAGGTCTTTCTGTGATGGCTGAATTCCCACTTCATTTCTGTTCTCTCCTCTGCTCGTTGAGCATCCTCAGTCTTGCTCCAATCACATACATTCCGTTGCATCTGTCGCAACACCTTCCATCATTCACTGGCCAAGCGTCGTTTCCCCACCCAGTGTACTCACATCCACAAATCGAACAGACCTTGACTTCATCTCTCTCACTCATTCTCTTCCCCCTTTGGATTGTTGAACTCCATGTATATCGGAGCTTTGATGATGTATGCAGTGAACATATTGCACACAAGTCCGAAAACGATGTCCTCCGCCAAGTGCAGACCGAACTCCATAGCAGGCTTGCCATTGTCCCAATGGGCAACGTTGTGCTCAGGCCCAAGGCTGGTCACGTACTTGGTCTCCCTTCTGCCGTCAACATATCTGAAATCGACAGCTATCAGATACTTCCATCTTCTCTTTGCCATAATTCTCACCTCGCACACAATGTCTCTTTCTCACAGACATAGTCCTCTGAATTTATGAATGTATGGATTGCCTTTAGGCAGTTGTAAACTTGCCTTAGACTGCCACCGCAAATCATCCAACAACTTGAACTGTCCATAACCCAGTGCTTGCCGTTTGCAGACAGTAGCTGATACTCATAACGGCTCTTGTCATTCAGAGCGTTAACTGCGTTCTCCACAACACCTCTTGTAAGTCTCATACACGCCTCAATAAGTTCCGTCAGTCCATTCGCAGTCCCAACCAGTGTCATCGTTGCCCAACTGAACCAACTTCATGAAGTTCTCTTCCGAACCGAAGAAGTTCAGTTCCATGTACTCGTCCAAATCCATGTCCTTCGGCACGTCCACATCCATGTATGCCGTCATGTCAACCCTTATCCTCATATCCACCTCCATAAAAGTTCGCCCCACCTTCCAGTGGGGCTTGTATCGAATCAGTTCTCCATCACAAGTCTGAAGACATCCTCAACAGACTTGTCTCTGACCTCAACGATGTACCTGTACTCATTGAATGTCTTGTCAGAATCGTAGACGAGTTTCAGAAGGATGTCATGTTCCACATTGTAGAACCATTTGAAAGGTCTGCCGTCAACGTATCCGTCTCCGAACACATATCCGTCATAACCGACCACCATGAAAAGGTGTGTCAATCCTTTCTCACTAGCCAACTGCTTGAAGTCAAGTTTGATTAGGTTGACCTCTTCGACCCCATCATCCTTGGTCAGTTTCCCAAGTTCATCAATCCACTCAGTGAGGGTCAGTATCCTGTTGTCGTCTTTGCAGAGATAGTAGTCTCTCCTGTCAACCTCAGAAGACTCCTTCAGAGTGTCAAGCGTGAATGTGTCGAACGAATCCTCGGAGTAGCGTAGGGTGATTGTGAAGTCATTGTCGGAAATCTTGTTGAGCAAGTCCCTTATGCCACTGTCTCCGAAATCCTCGTCATTATCCACACAGTAATCAGCTATGTCTGTGAGGTCGTACTCGTCTGACGGGTCGTCGAAACAGTTTATCTCGTAGCCGTCGCACTTGAAGTAGCCATACGAGTCGCTCCAGTTGCCGTTGCAGGCCATGTTCGCAATCTCGGTGGGGGAGTAGCTGTCCATCTCAGAATCGAAGTCTGTTATGTCGTGAATCTCCTCGCCTTCGCCAGTGTACTCATGGTACGTATTGCAAATCTCTAACAAGTCATTCGAGCAACAGTTTATGAGATAGTCGTAAATCTCGTCCTTAATCTGTTCCTTAGTCATTCTTCTCCTCCTCGTCGATAGTTCCATTGAACAGTCTCTCAACAGTATCCATGTTTCTGCTGACCATATCCTTTATTGATTCGAGAGACACAATTCCGCTCCATCCGTCACGTCCATCAACTATGTACGTGCCACCAACCTTTATCCTGTCCAAGCCAAGCCATACAGAACCCTCCTTTGTGGTCTCTGACAGTGAGGCGTCATGGTTCTTCAGCCAAAATAGAGTGGTGTTAAGCTCTGAATCGTCGTGCAACGTCACCAGATAATACTCCCCGTTCTGGTATCCGTCCTCAATCAGTTCGTCCACAGCCGAATAGCCTTTCGTGATTTTCTTTGCTATAGCATTGAACCTTTTGTTTAGGACGCACCTGACCGTCTTCTCGTACTCCAAGCACAACTCTTCCTTGCTGAAGACCTCTCCATCGTCTGCAACGTAGACGTTGTACTTCTCTTCAATCTGTCTAATCCTTTCCTCTTTCTTCATAATCAATCTCCTCTGCTTAAAAAATCAGCCCCACCATACGGCAGGGCTTGTAACCTATTAATCAACCATCAACGATGGTCTTCTTCCTTGAACCTTCTGTACACGTTCTCGCAACAGAAGTGGTCTACTCCATACATCTTGTCCTTGCAGTAATCGAAGCAAGGGCAACCACAATCCTCGGAATCGCAATCCACAATCTCACTGAAATCGAAGTCAATCATAGATGCCCCTCCAAATCATCCTCGTAGAAATTGCATTTGCTCGTTATAGCAGGACTGTCCTCTGCCCACGGCTCGTTGAAATCTGAGAACGTACATTCATTTGCGTGTACACATCCATCGCACAGTGAAATCTCGAACTCCAATCCGAATGGCTCTGAATCCATCTTCTCGTTTGCTTCCTTGAAAGTCATGCCACATTCTCCTTTGCTTTGCTGAAGCTGAATATGTACTCGTAAGCCTTGTATCCTTCCTTGCAAGCCTTGACAATCTCCTTTGGGTTCTCGCTTGCGTGTTTCCACCATGACTTGACATAGGCCACAGGATACTCCAACTCGCCCTTGATTCCCAAATCCCTCATGCCGAACATCGCAGAGAACTCCACGACCATCTCCTCGTGTGCATACTGTTTCGAGCCGAACGTATTGGCCTCCACGATTCCCTTCCTGCCCAATCTACCACTTGCACCAGTTGAATGGCCTAGTTCATGCAGAGCCACCTCATAGTATCTAGACGGACTCTTGTAGCATCCTTTCAATGATAGATGCACAGAATCGGTTGACGGATTGTAGTAGCTTGCAGAGTAGGATTCCGAATGAACCATGCTGACCCCAGAACCATCGAGGTAGTTTGATATCACCCTCTCTGCCTCCTCGTCCTCTGTGAAAGGCAGAAGCTCCTTTGGCTTGATTCCGAAATCATAGTTCTCCACCTCGTTCACATCGTAGACTTCGTAGAACAGAGAGGTGAACTTGACCCTCTGCTTTCCGTTCTCGTCAAGCAACGGCTCTCCTGTCTTCTTGTCCTTCAACTCGTACACCTTGAAGAACGAGACGGGGTAGGTGTGCGTCACCATTACTGGTGTGCCGTCCTTGTGGAGTTTCGGCTTACCATTCTTCCTAAGTGGATATCTCTTTGGTGCTGGAAGTTTGTTCCCTGTATCGGCCTCATACTTTGCGTATGTGTCCTTCCTCAGCTTGGTGATTGCATCGGCCTCGGCCTGTGACATTTTCCCGTCTCTGACCATTCTGTACAAATCAACTGGCAAATCCTGTGGCAGTCCGACAATCTTGTCCTTCAGCTTTGTAATCTGCTTCTCCGTTATTGTGTTTGTGACACCCATGCAACCTAGGAACAGTTCATTGTTGCTATTGTAGTACTCTCCAGTGTACCAGTTCTTAGGTCTTTCGCCATGCGATGCAATCAAATACCAATCATACAGAAGTATCTTCTGCTCAAGGCACTTCGGCATCACCTCTTCCAAGAGTCTGTTAATCTGCATCTCCTCTGCATCAAACTTCTTCTTCTCTTCGCTCATATCAAATCCCTCACTTTACCAGTTGAGTACATATCCCTCTCAAGAGGGAGTCCGAACGGCGGAAACTTGATGCTCTCAAGTTCGCTGAACATGAAGTATCCCCATTCCCATCCGTATCCTATGTTCACGTATCCGAACATATACCAATCATCACCTTCCTTGTCAGCCTCGGTTACGAGCCATGTACAGCACGGCCCACCGAAGAACTTGACAATCACTTCTGCATCCATTCCCTTGCCGTCCTGCGACCCACAGGGGTGTGCCAGTAACTTCTTCTCGATTTCCTTTGTAATCAGCTTCATTTCCCAATCTCCTCTTTGATTTCATCCACACTGCCGACCACGAACTTGGCCTTATCGCACACATCTGCCACAAGTGTGTCGATGTCAACCCACGTACCCCAACTGACATCGGTGTTGAACACAACCACGAAAGTCCCCTCGGTTCTGTCGTTTGAGCAGTTGTAGTAATCGAAACCTATCTTGTGATTCCAATAGCGTTCCAATCCCTTGTTGAACAGTTCCTCGATGTCTCCCATCGAATCTTCGCCATTGAGGACTACAAGATACTGTGGTGTGTCATTGTCCAAATTTCCGACGAGATAATCCAAGAACTCATACCCCTCAATCAATGTCGCCTTTCCATTGAGAACCATCTCTGCCTTCTCACGATTCAGTTCCTCTTCGTGTGCCGACGCAGAAGGATAGTTGTTGAACTCCTTGCCATCCTCAGTTATGTACACCTCGTACTCTTCTGTTATTGTCCTTGTGCGAATCTCTTTCTTCATGGTGCTATCTCCATATGCACTCTACCAAGACCCATACGAGCCTTTACATCCTTGACGATGAACTTCTTGGAGCAGTCCCAATAGTTCCCTTTCATCTCTCCGTCAACCAACACTGTGACGGCTTTGTTAGAATTCCACTTCCACGGCTTGTTCTCTGCGTAGATTAATGTAACTGTCGGCATAGTCCCTCCTCACTCATAAAGATTCCGAATGTATATGTCAGTACATTCTCCGATAAACTTGGCATCTGCCGTCTCTCCGTACATCTGAGAGTACCTCTGTGCAAGGAACTCGAATATGGCAGTCTCAAGTTCGACCTGTGTATAAACCTCTGCCCATCCGTAGTGCAAATCCTCAACGCATCTGTTCTGTGGCTCGTTCAACCACTCGTACACCTCGTACATGAATTCATCCATTCTCTGTAATCCTCTCAATCGGCTGATTGTAGCCGTCCTTCCTGACGCTCAGAATCGCATCCCACTTGCTCTCGGCTCGTACCTCTATCGGCATACCGACCACGAACTCTATGAAGTAGGTGTGTTCAATCCTCTGAATCTTCTTCTTCATCCTCGTCCTCGTTGAGTACATCCTTGATTTCATCTACATAGAGCCAGTCTCCATTGTCCACAATGTAATCAGCCAACTCGTCGAGCCAGTTCTTTCTGATTTCACCTGCACAATCATAGGTGGAGTAGGACGTTATTCCATAAACTCCGTCCACCCAGTAGTCATCATTGATACTGAAATCCCTGTTAGCCATGCTGATTATGTCCGACGGCTTCATGCCACAGAAACATTCGTCGAACATATCCATAGGTATGAACTCGTCCTCTCCATATGCGTTTTCACGGCAATACTCGTTGAACGCTTCTATCAACACCACATCTCTCAAGTCATCGAGGACTTCCTTGATTCTCTCTTTCTTGCTCATTCCCTTGCTCCTTCAAGCATCTGCTCCACAATCTCCATTGCGACCAACATCACCTCTGCATCAACCATCTGTGCGAAATCCTCTAATGTAAACTCCATATCCGTTCTCCTTTGAGTTAATCTCTGCTCCTTGTACAAGGGCATGAAAAAAGGCACTAGCCCAAGCTAATGCCTTCTCCTATGACCTTGGCCATCTGCTATACGAAATTGAATTTCGATTCCTTCAGCTTCTCGTCACACTCTCTGTAGAACTGCCTTATCTTCGGATTGCAGTGCTTCTGCCCTGCCGTGTACGTACCATCCGAAAGCAATATACCTTCATCCGTCTCAATCTGATGTATTTCAATCATTGATACATACTCGTTCTCAACATGGATTGAAGCCGAGTAAGTATCTTCCCTTGTCGGAAAGAATGACCTAGGTGTTCCGTCCCACTTGTCATACACACCATCACGGCTGAAAATCCAATCCTTGAATGATTCAAGGCTAGTGAAATTCATGTCGAAAGGTTGGTTTCTGTACCAACCACGTCCGATGTTCTCCATTCTGACCTTCATGTTCGCTCTCCTCTTTTTAGAATCCGTATGACCAACCTTTTCTGTAGCTTTCGCCCATGTAATAGTTGTTCATATACTGGGGTATAACTCTGTTGCGAGTCTCATAGTCCATCACGTCAAGTCTTGACAACCCTTCGGGCAAGTTCTCCACTGGCATGGCTTCCCATTCCCTCTTGCTTATTGACCTTTGGATGAACTTGAAGACATGGTTATGCACTGTTGTCTGCGAGTACCCATCCCATGTTCTGTGGAATGAGCCATCCTTGTCCACATAGCACACGATTGTCCAGTAAGATATGAGATATCTCCTTCCGTCCAGTTCCTTGACGATGGCTCGTCCGTTAGTCCCTTTAAGCTCCATGTTTTCACCTCTCAGTTAGTGCTACCCAAAGTAGCATAATCTTCCAAATCAACAAGTCTCATTGGGTGTGTATACCCATTCGGATATCTGAAATAGACGATATCCTTCTCTGCATCAATCTCACGATTATGGTTGAACTCTGGGTCTGCACCGATAATCTTTGCGACTTTCTCAATCAGCTTTCCGATAACGTTCTTCTCTTTTTCACTCATGGCTTGTACTCTCCTTTGCCATCCGAAAAATTCCTCTGTACCTTATACAAGGACATGAAAAAAGCACCAACCTTGTCGGTCAGTGCTTCGCTCATGGCTTTGTATTTATTTGAACGTTATCCTTGTGAAGTTGTTCCCCAATGACAACTCCATTCCATCATTGCAGATGTTGATTCCCGTGATGTCCTCGTAGTACGCAGTCATGTATCCGCTTGGCCAGTACAGACACATGAAGTTCTCGTGGAAATTCGCATATCTGTATGAGCCGTCAACAGTCTTGTCATAGGTCGGCGTGTCAGTGCCTTCCTTGTTCGCTGATGAATAGACATAGCCTATCATCTTGAAAGCATCAATCATGTTTTCCCTTGTGAATGTCATCCTCTTTCCTCCATTTACACAATCAGAGAGAAGTCCCTAATTGATTCCTCGAAATGCTCCCACTTGCACAACTCAAGTGCGAGTTCCCTTATCCTCTTGCAACGCTCGTTGAACATATTCTCATTTTTGGCTAGTGACTGAAGCTCTCCAATCTCGTGATTGTATGAGAGCACCAAATCTGCATAGTCCTTGCAGATGCTGAAAGGGAGTAGCAACTGTACATCATTCGGTGCGATGAACACAACCTTGTCTGATTCAACGTCATACTTCAAATCATATGTTGAAGTATCAAGGTCAACATTGTCCTCATAGAAGTATCTGTACTCCCTTTCCCAAAGACGCTGATTCTCGTTAAGTTTCATGGTTTCCATGTGTTTTTCCTCACTTTTTGGGCAATAAAAAAGCACCGAAACAACCATGTAAGTTGAATCGGTGCTTGCAGTCGTGCAAGGCTAGTAACTCAGTCCTTGCTCTTCTCCATGTCCTTTCTGACAAGTTCTTTGAGATATGCGTTAACTGGTCTGTGCTTCTCGATATGCTCTATCATCTCCATATCTGTGAGTTTTGACACTTTCAGACCATAACGCATTGTGTTCTCTTTAATCCATCTGTTTTGTGATTCCCTTGCCATCTCAATGATTCTGTGGTTTCCTCCGATTTGAACTTTATCATAATTCTATCTCCATTTGCAAACGACGTTGCACCAATGATAAATGGCACTAGCAGTAAAGCTAATGCCATCATCATTGACGCATCAATGAACCGATAAGCACTTGTTTTTTTCGACTTAACCATGTTAGCTACGTTTCACAACGTTGCTTGCGACATTGGCTATACAGTTTGTGCATTGGGCGTTACGTGTATCCTTGCGACCTTATCAACAACGCTTTTGCAATGCGACCTATAACTTGTCTTTGCATGGCAATGTATCTACTTCCCACAGCCAACATACACCCTTGGACATTATGAAAGAGCCGTTGCAATTTCACCATTGCAAGGCCCTTTCATTGGCTATCAGTTACGACAGCAAGTGCAGTTTTCCGGTGTCCTCTGTGGGGTTGTGTTTGACTTGTCTATGCTTTTGGCCCTTGATGTTTCAACGATTTACGCTTGCGCTACGCAGTTCCTAGTTGTGCATCCTTTTGTGTCTGCACCATGCTAACTTTATAGCATCCATAGACCACAAAACCAACAGTTGTTGACCAATGACAACATAGCAATTAAGCTATACCCTTAATGGGTTGTTAGCGGTGCGCCGTCTTTTAAAGTGCCTTATCGGTCGCAAATTTGTTCGGCTTGTCCCTTGCCTTGTCTTTCGCACTATTCACGCAATGCGTACATGGTATTTGCTTTTTACGGCTCAAACGCTGATTGCGTGTTTTACTAGGTTGCAAGTGCTTTGGTTATCTGCTAAATGCTACCTAGCTAGGTTTGTTGCCTAGTGTGTAGCCACAACAAGCGTTATGGCTACCATTAGACCACAAGCCGTTAGGCTACCTTGTCGGCTTTCTTGGCTAGTGCCTTGTTGACTTGCTCAGTCTTGGCAAGTGCTTTCTGTATTGCACTCTCTACGCCTAACTGATAAGGTGTCACCGCTTCACTGTATACGTCTACATCATGGCTACCGCAAGAATAGATGAAACGCACCATATCAAGTAAGTTTGCATACGGCGCACCCTTGACGGCTTTTGTGAATACGTCTTTAGCCGTTTCTTCTGTCTTCACAACAAATGGTGCTTTGTACAGACTTGATGCGGTTGCCTTGCGTGCCGTCTGATAGTCCTTGACATGGCAAGTACCATCCGCCAATGGTGTGACAACAGTCACAACACCCGCTAGTGGGTTGGCGTTTTTGACCACAATTGCATTGTAGCGAGTATCAAGTGTAAACTTGAAATTGTAGTCATAGTCTTTTGTGCCGTCCGAAACTACACAAGCTATGTGCATGACCATTTTTCTAGCTTCTGTGTAGCTGAATCCTCTATTCATCAAATCCTCAATGCTTGCGCTTGCCTTGTCCGATATCTTGCCTAGTGCAACATAGTTGGCTAGTCTGTCATGGGTTGATAGCTTTTCTTTCTTCTGTGTGGTTGCCTTGACTGATGATTCAATGCGCTTTGTCTGTCTTGCCGTCTTGACTGTCTTGTTCTGTGTGTTCTTCATGTTTCTTCCCTTTTGGCCTTATCTCAAAGCCGTTTGTAATGTACCTACCCAAGTAGGCTATCCTAAAGGTACAACATATAGGCTAGCCTAGTCAAGAAAAATCGTAAAAATTTTTCGATTTCTTTTTTCGGCTAGTTTTTAGTAAACAGTCGGCTCGTATCAAATATGTACAGATTACTTATATATACTTGAATTAACATACCATAGAAAAAACACACACACGTGTGAGGCTAGTTAAAGGCATCTAATCCCTAGTGTGGGTTAGTACCCATATCATCATCAATAGACACTAGACAAAAGACAGATAACACTTGCCACCAAAGCAACGAGAACACACCTAGAATCAGTCCGAATGTCCAAACGTACTCCCATACAATCCCACCCAGTCTAAACGTTAGCTACCCAAGTCACGATACGCTCAATTTCTTCACACTTACAAATGCTTTAGTCAGCAGGACTTACAAACACCATTCAAAACCTAGTGGACTGGCGAGGTCAAAAGGTGAGGGGGTACCCAGCCGTTCGCACACACACGCACACACACTTAGTCGCTTACATTTTCTCAAAATTCCTATGGTGTCAAATACCGTATAAAGCATGAATATGACGGTTATGAATATGCATTTGTCTCGGATTTTCCCGAGGCTGTATCTGGAAGTAGTGAATATTTGGTGCATATCGGTCATTTTGGGGAGGTTCTGGCCGAGAATCCGGTTGACAACGCACAGTGAGGATGGCTACATTTAGTGTGTACGGTATACACACACGCTACTGGTAGTGTACAGAGGAGGGAAGATGGGTGGTGTCACAAAGTATTCACAGCTGAGCGAGAGGACACGGGCCTTCGTGGACCATTTCATACAGACGAACAACGTGATTGACTCGTATTTCGACGCAGGTTTCAAGGATGGGTGCGACAGGAATGACCAAGCGCAGAGGATGCTTGCGTACAGATACGGGAAGAAGATACTGGCCAAGCCTCTGGTGAGGGACTACATAGCGATGAACAGACCTATACTTGTCCCTGAGACGGGTGAGATAGACGAGAAGCAGATTACTGACCGTCTGACGCTGATAATGGCAGGTCAGATAGAACAGCAGGTTCTAGTGAAGGGTGAGCTGCATTACGTCAGACCGAGTTTCAGGGACCAGATAGAGGCTGGGAAGGTGCTTGTCTCCATTCTCGAGAAGAGGGAGAAGCAGGGGACGAAGAAAGCGTCGAAGGCGTTGACTGGGAAGATTACATCTCTGATAGGAAGTGCTAGGGCGGAGGTCGTGGATGAGCAGTGACCGCAAGGCGAGGATAGAGCGTGTCCTGAAGTACCATGACAGGATAGAGAAGGCTTGGAAGACCGCCAGAAAGGACGGGCTGGAGACCGAGTTCATACGCCATATGGTCACTACTGATGTGTACTTTCTCCTCTACTATGTTCTTGGCAGGACGGATTTGTGCTACGAGGAGTGGTACGAGAACGACACTCTAGACATAGACGGGATGAAGGTGCCGAAGGGAGAGGGTGATGTTCTTGTGAAGGAGAAGGGGAAGGTCGTCACTGACCCGAAGAGGGGGAGGAAGTGGAGATGGTACAGACCGTTCCTGTTCGAGAGGTGCGAGGAGGTCCAGAGAGAGCCTGACGGGTATCTGGACATATGGGCCAGAGACCACTACAAGTCAACCATAATAACCTACGGGATGACGATTCAGGAGATACTGAAGAACCCAGAGGTCACAATCTGCATCTATTCCTACAACATAAGCACCGCACAGAAGATGCTCGTGCAGATACGTACCGCTCTACAGCATCCGATTCTTGTGGGCTGTTTCCCTGAGATTCTCTTCGAGAACACCAACGTGCAGACATGGAAGGACGATGAAGGTGGAGTCCATCAGATGGAGTGGTCGTCCGACGGCTTCACTGTGAAGAGGAAGGGCAACCCCAAGGAGCATACTTTGGAGTGCTCAGGGCTGGTGACTGGCCAGAAGACTGGCGGACACTACAATCTCCTCATATACGATGACACAGTGACCCCTGAGTCAGTCGCCACAAAGACCCAGATAGACAAGACGACGAGCCAGTTCGAGATGTCGCTGAACACAGGTTCAACAGCGAACCTCAGGATAAGAATGATTGGCACCAGATACCATCTCCATGACACATATGAGAAGGTCATAAGAAACGGCACTGTGAAGTTGAGGTTGTATTCATGCCTAGATGAGGAAGGGCACTCCAGACTGTACTCCGAGCCAGTGCTGAGGTGGAAGCTCTCGAGGATGCACGGAAGCGTCGTGGCCACCCAGATGTACTGCGACCCTCAGGCCATAGGCTCGTTCAATTTCCTGTTGGACTGGATACCGCCAAGAATACCGAGGGATGAGATAAACCGTGAGATGTACAACTGGTACATAATATGCGACCCTGCTTGGAAGATATCGGCTGATGCGGACAACACGGTCTTCGCCGTGATAGGTGTCACTGGCAGAGGCCCAGACAGACATTTCCTCGTCGCCGATTTGATGGTTGACAAGATTTCACTGGAGGACAAGACGAAACGGCTCTTCGAGCTGGTTTCGGAGTACACGAACTCGAGACGCAAGCCGATAGTGTTCTACGAACGGGTAAGTATGCAGTCGGACATAGACCACTTCCAGACCGAGATGAACAAGAACGGGAACATGTTCACCATAATAGAGGCATCTGGAAAGCCGAAGATTAACTACGGGATGGCCTCGTCATCATCGAACATGAAGTTCAAGGATTTGAGGATATCCGTACTGCAACCTGCGTTCAAGGCTGGGCTGTTCCGATTCGTCGACCACTCTTACGTCGGCTTCGCAAAGGGCAAGGTGATAGACAACGTACAAGTGAGGAACTGGCGTGGTGATGAGGAGGACACGATAGAGTCGTTCTTCGAGGACGAGTACACCAAGTATCCGAATTCGGAGCATGATGATGTGCTGGACACGCTCTCAAGATGCGTGGACTTGGACGTCGGCATACAGATGGTTGGCCCTGACATGACGGTGCCAGTCGAAAAGAAGGCCAAGAACCCTCTTGATTATTACTCCACAGGGATTTACCAACCTTATTGATATTGACAATATGACTTCTCTGCATAATAATAGACACTAGATGTAGTGTGCATCACCCCATAGGCACACTGTATCTGGGGTCGAGATGGACAACAAAGAGCTTACGGCATCGCTATTGAGAAGGTACAGGACTCTCCAGAACGCAAGGAAGCTGAACGAGAAGGAGAGGTGGGATGCATTCGCACTGGTGAACCACAGAACCGTAGGAGCTTCGCTGTCCGACTCGCCCGTCCAGAAGCTCAGATGGCATACGGCGGTACCACAGAACGCAGTTGATGACTTCGTTGACTACTTCGTCGGCAACCTCGTCTCACCGAACATCCCTTGGATGGGCATGATGTACCGCTCGTCCGACATGACCGAACAGGATGACATGGCTGGTGCGAACGAGTACATGGGCAGTCTGAAGAACGCAGTCATGTCCGAGATGGCCGAGTCCAACTTCTACCCAGCCAACAACCTCGCCACCAAGGACGAGTTCTGCGGTGCGTGCTCCGCAATCCTGATAGGCAACGACCCCAACAGGAAGGTGACGACCTACACTACGCTGACACCTTGGCAGTTCTGGACGGACACCGACCAGTACGGCGAGTATGACACGCTCTTCTACGTGAGGAGGATGAACGTCGTTCAGGCCTATGAGAAGTTCGGCACGAATCTCCCAGAGTTCATGGTCAAGGTCTACGAGGACAAGGACGCAGACCCGTACGAGACTTGGTACGATTTCCTCCTCTGCATATATCCGAGGTTCAAAGTCAAGAGGAGAAGACGCTCCAAGTTCGCAAAGGAGAAGGAGTTCGCAGTAGTCTGGATGTATCTCGCTGACGGTAACACGAACACCGAGTCCACTGGCAAGAGCCAGATTATAGAGGAGTCTGGAAGCGACTTCTTCCCTGCCGTGGTATCAGCTTGGGCATATGACGGCGACAACCCATACGGCACTTGCCCAGTCATGAGGAATGCAATGGAAATCAGAAGGACTGACATGCTGGCATACGAGACAGCACTGTCAATCCAGAAGATGAACCACAACGCATACGTCGGTGTTGCCCAGTCGCTCGAGAACTTCAGCGACGACCCGGGGTCAAGAAACGTCGTGCAGTCTATGGATTTGGCTCCACAACCGCTTCCAGTAACGCAGACCGTTGAGGGTGCTATGGCACTTCAGGAGAAGCAGGAGTCTGCAATCCAGAAGATGTTCAAGAACGACATCTTCAGCTTCCTCTCCAGAAACGACAATGCGAAGGTCTACACCGCAACACAGATTAACACGTCGAAGTCTGAACAGCTCTCGCTGATGGCCCCGATGTTCGGAAACTACCAGAGGAGGATTGAGAAGCTGGTGAAGCTGACTGTCCTGACTATGGCGGAGAACGGGAGGTTGCCGAAGGGTGCGAAGGACATACTGGACGGAAGAGGGAAGATTCGTGTGACCATCGAGTCCACGCTGGCTCAGGAGCTTAAGGCGTACACGAACCGTGATGCGAACATCGCACTGATTGAGCAGTGCATGCCGATTGCCCAGATTTCACCAGAGGCTCTGATGAACATAGACTTCGACGAGGTGATAAGGGGGATAGCGATAGGATTGGGCGTTGACCACAAGGTGCTGAAGGACAAGTTCGTCGTCATGCAACAGAAGGTGGCGATGCAGCAGATGCAGGCTATGCAGGCACAACAGCAGGCACAGCTGACGCAGAGCGAGGTCAACAGGAACAACGCTGGTGCGGCCAACCTGAACAACGCAGGCGGTGCTAACCAGTATGGGAGGGGTGCATGATACTCGACTCCCAGATGCTCACGAAGGAGCAGAACGACAGGCTTGAGAGGAAGATGCTCTTCTACCGCACTGATGAGGGCGAGAAGGAGATTTTCAACCTGATGCGTGATGCGAAGCTCCTAGAGAGCTGTACCCCAGAGGAGTTGCCTCTGAGGAACTATGCGATAGCGAAACTGACGGAGCTTGGATTCAACATGGAGTTCAAGGTCCGAAAGGCGATACATGACATGCTTCAGGAACATGTTCCAGAGGAGCGTGTCGGCAAAGGAGACATATATGGAAACGACTGACAACGTTGAGGTCACTGAACAGGATTCCCTGACCAATGCAGAGTCTTCCGCAGACAAGGTGTGGGATTCGGAGAAGTATCCGTCATGGCAGAAGAACCTGCCGAAGGCATACTGGGGAGATGAGAGGCTCAGAGGTTTCGATTCCCTCAAGGATGTCATCGAGACTGTTACGAACCCGAAGACCAAGGCTCCAGAGAAGTATGAGCTGGGTCTCGGAGAGGGATTCGATGATGTGGAGAAGGTTCTGAGAAAGGCTGACGTGTCGCAGGACGATGCGAAGGCACTTGCAGACGCACTCAAGGGCAAACTGCCGAAGAGATACACACACGATTCGCTCAAGGAGTTCTACGGCGCAGACTTCGAGCAGGCCGAAAAGGATTTCGGCAAGGCTGTCGAGGCAATGCTTGGTTCGGACGAGAAGGCCAAGGGAAACTTCATGAAGCTGATGGACAACCCTACGGTGTTCGAGTTCGCAAGGCTGGTGGGGAGGAATCTCGGAGATTCGCCCAACCTCGACTTGGGAAGACAGCAGGTACAGCCGAAGAAGGGCTCTGGTGATGTCATCACCGACCTGCTGACGGGAAAACTTTAAGAGGTATCTAAATGGCACTTTTCGAGAGAGTCGTCAGAAGCCCGCTTGAGTTCACATTTGCTGATGACCAGCAGGGAAAGCTGGCTCAGGTCGTGGCCAAGGAGTTGGAGGGCAAGTCCAACCTCCTCATGGACGCAACCTACATGCCGACGAATGAGGACACAAGACATCGTGGCCGTCGTGACGAGTCGTTCAAGGACGATGCAGTCACAGTCGCATCGGATGAGGGACATCCGTGGACAGAGGGAACACACGAGTACGAGTACACAGTTGAACTCGGACTCATCGCAAACGGTTGCAAGTTCGATTCGCTTCAGGAAGCCAACGCACCAAACGAGGACGTTGTCAGACTCGAGCGTGAGGACATCGCAAAGACCATCGACACACTGAACAGGAAGGATGCATACCTGACAGTCTACGGCGACCAGAGGGTTGACCCGAAGGGATGGAACGGACTCGCCTACTACACAAGGAAGGTCACAAACCGCACCAACTTCGAGACCAACTACTACGCTGGCAAGAACCCGTTCGAGGGTGATGACATGTGTCTCACTCTTAACAATCAGGCGGATGCGACAACAGCACTCACATCAGCCGCTGGAAACGTGTTCGGCTCCATCTACGCTGTCGTGTGGGGAACGAACTTCGTCTCCAAGCTGTATCCGAAGGCAAGTGCAACATATGGAATCGAGACTGAGGTCTCTCCTGAGACAATCGTCTACAACGCCGCCAACAACAGATGGCACAAGCAGAGGTTCATCGCATTCCGCAAGGGCTCCGCAGTCAACGTCGCAGACAGATTCGGCCTCATCCGTGTCGCAAACATCAACATGGACAAGACCGTCGGCGGAAGTACCCACGACGTGAAGGAGGAGTATGAGAGACTCTGCAAGAACATGGCCTTCATCGAAGAGGTTCTCCAGAAGAAGGGTGTCGCAGGACAGGTCAAGTTCTATGCTCCAATTCCTCTCATCAGAAAGATGAGGGCGGCTCGTGCGCTCGGTCAGGTCTCACAGAGCAACATCTTCTACTCAATCCCGGGCGTTGAGCAGGCTGGTCAGATTCATGGAATCATGGCCAATGATTTCTACATCAACGACAACTATCTGGTCACACCTGAGTTCCAGATGCTCCAGACAGAGTCGTTCGTGAGCTGAGGAGGTGTGATATGCGTTCATACTACAAACAGCAGTACGTATTCGGGCAGGTTCCTTTCGAGCTTAAGGACCTTGACACAACCACACCAGCTAAGTCCTACTTGGGCTCTGCCGAGGGTGGTGTCGCAAACCTCTCCGCAACAACCGATGATTCAACACACACCATGCCAATCGACCTCAAGGCCGAGAGGCAGGCACATGTTCAGAAGATTCGTGTGGAGATTAGAGTCCTCGAGGCTCTCGCAGGAACTGGTGCATCAGCGAAGATTGCATTCGAGCACTGCCCGTCAACCAATGGCGTCCCAGCAGTTGCAAGCGTGAAGGACCTTGTGGTCATCCCAATCGCAACAGCAGACGCAATTCCAGCTTCAGCACAGCCTTGGATGGAGTTCACCATGCCGAGCAACTGCGCCGAGAACGTCGTCGTGTCAGTCGTTCTAGATGACAAGACGAAGGCTTTCACAGCTGGAAAGATTCTCGTCCAGATGAACCCTAACATCTGATTCTCTGGTGGTCTGCACAGCAGGGGTTGCTCCTTTTCCTCCTGAACCGCATATGTGCAGGCCACCTTCCTTTTGGGAGGCGACATGACAGACACAACCAACACAAGCTACGACTACCTGTCAGCTCCACTTGTGATTGACGGGGAACTCAATCTTCAGGGCGTGCTCAATGTCGCCCTCTCTTTCTTTGACAGGAACAGGCACATAACAGACGATGCTGGCGAGAAGGAGGTGATTCTGTTCAAGCAGACACTCCCGATTGCACTTGTCTCATGCGCCTCGATGTCTGACTGGTCATTCCTTGTTAAGACCGTTGACTACGAGCCAGACGACATCACAAACGACAATCCAGTCCTCTATGACAGATACACTCAGATGGACGGATACGAGCGTGGCAATGTGTATTTCCTGAATGACAGGAGATACTGCCACAGATACAAGACATATAAGGGATTCAAGTACGCATACAAGCTTCCGAGGGACTTCCTCAAGCTCAAGTATATCAACGGAGACCACAAGGTCGGGTTCGCAATAAAGGGCGATGAGCTGTTCTGCAACTTCAGCGGATGCACAATCGACTATGTGTCAAAGCCGTTGTCAGACCTCCCTACTGACTTCGGCTACCTTGTGGCCTACCGTTGCGCAATGGACATGGCACAGCATCTTGACCCAGAGGGTACGTCTCTGGCAAGAGCGACAGCCATGTTCCAGAGCGCATATGCAATCCTGAAGCAGAGGGACGATGCCAGCTTCAGATTGGAGAACCCACCACAGAACCATTACATCGACTTCGACACATACTACTGGGGGACCAAGAGATGAGAAGGCTGGTAAACAACTGGCTGTTCGGAGAGGTCTCACCAAGGATGTCTGGAAGGCTGGACACAGATGTCTACGGGAACTCCTGTTCGGAGCTGACCAACATGCACGTATTCAGACAGGGTGGAATCTCAAGAAGGCCACCTCTCATGAAGACGATAGAGGTGTCTGGATACGAAAGGATAATCTCAGGCAAGTATGACTCGAGCACTCAGGGCGCATTCCTGCTTGGCGCAGGGAAGCTCGCATATACAGACTTCGAGTCTGTAACCGAAATTGACCTGCCGACTGGATGGAGCGGGATAACGGCGACACAGGTATGGGATGTAAGGGTTGCAAGATACTACAACGACTTCTACATGGTCCATCCGTCATTCCCTCTCATGAGGATAAGGCAGAACATCGGCTTCGAGGCTGGTCTTCCGCATCTGTTCGTCAATCAGGACATATCAAGGAAATATATAGAACTGACCCTTGGATGGGGAGTGGCTACAAGTGAAGAGCTTGTCTTTACATTCAATGGCAGAAACTACAATATCAATGTTTCAACTGGAGAATCCGCCAGTGAATTCGCAAAAGCCATCGAGTCTTTGCAGATTGATGGATGGACAAGCAAAGCAGATGCGAACGTGATATCATTCAGACCTGATGATGTTGTGGATTCATACAGGAAGTATGACGATAACTGGGAAGGTTTCGGTTTCAGGAAGAAGAATACGAACCTGCCACCATCATCTTTCACGCCGACATTCAGGCTGAAGGACGAGCAAGACCAGAAGAAGGGCCTAGTATACGGAGAGGATGCGTTCGATGACTGCTGGCTGAATCAGATTGACCCATATGGGGAACCGCACTACCCATGCGACATTGCGATTATAGGTGAGCGCATGTGGCTGTTGGTTGACTCCGACACACCGCAGGTCTATGTTTCGAGACCATACAGGACAAGCCAGATTGTGTATCCTAAAGACTCCAATGACACAATCCTCGACTTCATACAGTTCGAGCTTGTGGCAACCACATCAACGCAGATGAAGGAGCAGGACTATCTTCCTATAAAAGAAGGCAAGGATGCTGACGGAGAACCGATGTGGGAAGGTGTGTCGAATGACCAGAGGATTTGGATTCCACCAGCACATGATGCGATAAAGACAAGAAGCGACCTCAATGCATACAGGGCTGACAATGAGTTCACATTGGAGTATGACCCAGAGCACATAAACGTTGTCACCAAGCTGACTTGCGGAGATACGGTCATAAACTATCAGAACTGTTTCTATCTCACGTATGACACTGTGCCAGACATGAACAAGCTTGTGTTCGACTCTGATACTGGGAGACACTATTCTGATGTATACAGCAGTTCAAACCAGACTGCTACAAGGATTTGGGTTGTGGAACCAGCCACAACATCTAACGGCCTTGAATATGAGTACCACAAGACTGAGGACATAAGGCCAGCAACTAGGACAAGATATTACAGAAAGGTTAGTGATAACGTATATGCATATGTCGCAAGTCCGTCTCAGAGTGACATGCAGAACATGTACGAGCGTTCGGTTGTGTTTTCAGACATCAACCCGACAAGCCAGACGTTCAAACCAGTATACGAATACGGCAAGCAGTATGTCATGGGAAACAGACAGCTCAGGCTGAAGACAACATACAACAGCATGATATACACACTTTCGGATGTTGATGTCGTCGGTGGCCAGCTTGTCGAGACTGTGATATGTGCGGCAATACCATATTATGTGTTCGACACTTCCATGACATCTGAGATGTATGAGGACACAACCACTCTTGACAAGGTCGCAACAGCATCGACTGGCATGCAGTTCATGCTGGCAACTGGACGTAATGACCATCTGAGATGGATTGCGCTAGGTGACTCAATAATGATTGGAACTGACTCGACTGAGTGGAGGATGCCACCAGACATGAACGCACTCGATGGAAGTGCAAAGATTTACTCTTCCTTCGGTACAGCCAAAGGTATAACTGCCAACATAAACACTGATTTGGTTTATGTACAGCATGGCAACCTTCTCAGGATGTTCTATACTGATGACTATGGTTTGCAGACTCTGGAACTGTCGTCGATAAACCCAGAGATAATGCAGGGAAGCATCTATGACATCGTTTCATGCTCTTCTCCTGAGCCTACGATAGACATTCTGATTGATGGAGACATAATCCATCTGTGCGTTGATAGGACAAATGGTGTTCAGGCGTTCTCGAGATGGACTTTCGCAGATGACATAAAGTCAATATGCGGAGTTGATACATACACAGGTTCGTTCCTTTGCGCACTTGTCGAGAGCCAGTACGGACAGTACATAGGAATCTTCGACAACACTGGTGACGTATCAAGCTTCAGGGACTGCGGATACACGCATTTCCTCTCTGCTGACACTCAGGATGAGGGGAAGACATACTACGAGCTTGACGATGGAGAGTATGTTGATGCAGAGAACGTGACGAACCCGAAGGCTCAGGGTCTGTACGAGTTCGGTCTGAGGAACGGTGTAATCGACTACACGTCAAGGATGACTGCGAATCCGTTCGATTCTGTAATGGAGGACGGGTCAGTAACACTTGGCGAGTACAAGAATGTATCCAAGATAATCTTAAGATGTCTGGATACAGGGCATATAAGAACCTACTACAACAGCAAGGACCAGCAGGTGACGAGGACTCCAGTGTGTTGCAACAGGGAAGGCACATATGTAGGTGGCCTTGCAGACCATGCGATAAACGTGAACGGAGGGTCGGTCAAGGATTTGATGATAACGGTTGAGTCTGTTGGGGATGAGCCCATGACTCTTCTGGCAATGGCATACGAGACGAGGATAAACAGAAATGGCTAAGTCATCTCACAACACATACAGAATAAGGTACTATGACCAGCAGACACAGCAATGGCTATACAAGGATGTAGAGTATGGCACAAACCCTACAACTGGCGAGAAGCTTGACACTGGAAATGGCAAGAGAACCAGCAGTGGCAAACAGCTCAGCTCGATGAACAGAATAGTTGACGAGCCAGATGACGATTATAAAAGCAGTCCATCTACAAGTACAAGCAGTTCAACTGCTACGCCTACTCCTCTAAAGCCAAAGCGAAGCATCTATGACTCGTCTGTAAAGAGCGATACTGGCAAGAAGATTGGCAAGTATTACCAGCTAGGCTCGAACATAGCCAATCTTGTCCAGAACAAATACACGGAGGCTGGCAAGAAGCAGGAGAATGCGAACTTCTGGCAGGGGTTGGTATCTACAGTAAGCACTGCATTGAGTTGGATTCCTGTCGTTGGCCAGATTGCAGTTGGTGCAGGTGGCATGGTCAACAACTGGATTCAGTACGGCTCAACGAAGAAGCAGAACAAACTTGTCGGTGAGGCTCAGACACTTGAGCAGATGGCGACAAACCTGTCCAACTATGTCAACTCGCTCTCGAACAGAGATGAAATAATAGAGGACTCAGTATATGGGATGTATGGTGCTCTCGACGAGATGAGTGCTACATACGGAAGTGAGTTCGTAGACCAGATATTCAATGTATACATGGCTGCGAGTGGCGTAACGCCAGAATCATACTCTCTTCTCAACGGCAACTTCAATGTCTTCAGCGACGACATGGTTGTCGGAAACGTCTCTGGTGACAATGGCATGTTCGACCAGCTGACAAATGGAGACTACAACTACTTCAACAACGTGTATGCGCAGATTACGGCTGAGGACATATCGAAGGTACATGACAGGTTGGTGCAGTCTCTGTATGGTGCAAACACTGCATTCTCAGAGCAGTTGAGGGGATATGAGGTAGAGCTCAGGAATCTGCTTGAAGGTGCTCTCGCAACAGAGAAGAGCACTGTGGCCAATGCCACATCCGAGCTTGCTCAGCTTCAGGCTGGCTATAGGTCTGAGAACATAGGATATGCTGAGAACATAGGCTCAGCCGAGGCTGGTTCTGCTGTGTCTGGAATGCGAGGAGCGACAGCATACAACAATGTGGCATTGCAGGAGCTCAGCAGGGATATCGGGCTGATAAGAAGGACAGCCGAACTCACCGCTTTCGTAGGCAACTTCAACTACCAGATTGAGAACATGCACAAACAGCTCTCGATGAGCGCATACAATCTGAGGCAGAACCAGATTATAGCACAGAGAAGAGCTGAGGAGAGCACCATAGTCGGTTTTAACTCTATAGGAAGAAGCCTCCAGAGTTCCGAGAGGAAGTCCAACTATTATATTGGCGAGGCGCAGAACTACGAGCGTCAGGTCAATGAGGGATACGAAAAGCTTAGTGCTGACGATGCTGATGCGGTGTTCGCATCATTCTAAGGAGATGATATGGCATTTGAATCCATGACGAACGAGCTTGCCAACAAGAGTGCGACAGGCAGACTTGACATGCAGAGCAGGATAGAGAACTCGAACAATGCGCTTAATGCGTGGAACAGCACAGTTGACACAGTCAATCTTGGTATGGAGACATACGCTCAGAACAGATGGAACAAGGACGAGCCTGACATCAAGAACGACCTGTACAGGCTTGGAGATGACTATCTCGATGTGAATGACGAGGATTCATACGGCAAGTACATGGATGCTGTAGACAACTACATCAACCAGAAGGCTTCTGGATACGGCCCTCTGATGAAGTCATATCTTCTCAACCACAAGACCGAGCTCGTGAACTATGCGAAGGAGAAGTACCAGCCTAGGATAGACCAGCAGATTGCCATAGCCAACCATAACGCTTTCACTGAGATTGAGGAGAAGCTTGTCAACAAGGTCAGCAACAACGACTGGGACTTCGGTTCGTTGGGCAATCCTGAGATGTACAAGTTCTCTGCCGACAGCAACGGCAAGATTGTCAGGCAGAAGGTGGAGGTCGAGGGCCTGTATGAAGTCAATGACGATATGCCAGAGCAGGAGAGGAACTGGCACAGTTTCCTTAATGCGATGTTGGTTGCGAAGTGCGGTGACAACTGCACTATGGAGGAAGCCAAGGCATACGTGCAGAACAAGGAGGACGAGTGGGAGTATGCTGTGATGTCCAATGACATGACGTATCTCACGAAGAATGCGATAGATGGGAAGATAGATGGTATCAACATCCAGACAGAGCAACAGGTTGTCGATTATCTCGAGACAATATATTCAAAAGATGGATACAAGCCGTATTCCAGAAAGAAGATAACACCAGCAGAAGAGGAGGTGTTCAAGAAATCCGCAATCAGCCTTGTACAGACAGAATGGAAAACCAGAGAGAATGAGGCATATGGCAAGTTTGAGCAGGCTGTCATGCCAGAGTTTGAGAGATTGCAGGATTCTGGCCAGTACATAACATCAGATATATTTGATGGCATGTGTGCTGATGCTGGGATTGATTCACGGTTCATAAAGTCAACAAGAGCCGAATATCAGAGCATACTTGATAGGAATGATGCGATGTATGAGTTGCAGACATTCTTCAATGCACAGGGCATTCTGCTCAAAGGCAACAACAGATTCGGCATAAGGCCTCAAGACAGCATCCTGTCTGTAAATGCAAGGGAATTCCTCGATTACAATGATATAACTGGACTTTACACATACTCTGACAATGCTGGGTTCTATACAATAGGTGGGCAGAGACAGGTCTTCTTCCAGAATCAGACTAACCTTGAGATATACAATCAGGCCAAGTCGAAAGGCGAGAAGATGATAAGTGATTTCGTCTCGCTGTACAATGACCTTTCAGATTTCAGGAACGGAGTTCCAAAAGACGGAAATTCAGTTCAGGCAGAGCTTGAGAACAGACTCAGCCTGCTCGGTGACGGCAGAACAGCAGAACAGGAAGAACAGGTCAGAAATGAACTCGACTATGAGATGGAGATGAAGGCTTGGGGCTTGTTCTACAATGGGAAACAGCTTGGAGCGTCAACTGAGATTGCAAGCAAGAATGTGGAACTGTATGAGGGCAAGTCTGCCGATGAACGCAAAATCAAAGACACTGCCGAACGCAACAGAAAGCTTACTGCACTTGAGGCTGAGAACTACTCGTTGGATGTAGAGGCTGACATACTTGTAGCTTCAAACATCATAATAAAGGATGGAATGACTGCGAATGCAGGTATAAACATGGCTATGGACCGTCTGGTAGCAGGTCTGTATTCGGAGATTGGAGACGATTCTGCACTGTATGGCATGTCAATCGACCCGTTGTGCAAGCTCCCATCCAACGAATATCTGCACATGATGCAAAGCGGAAAGAAGCCTACGAAGGAGTGGTTCGATGAGTATGCGAAGAAATATTGCGAATCGGAACAAGACATTTATGACCTGTATTGGCAGATTGGCGAGACACTTACAAGAGAGAAGTATGTGAAGTCTGGTGAGATGCCTACAAATGAGTCTGTCATAACAACGCTCCAAGGCTCGTACAACGATGTTATGCAGACTTGGATTGATGATTACTACAGAAGATGTGAAGACTATGACAACAGGCTGGCAGTGTTCAATGGCACGAAGAATGCATATGAGCAGGAAGACGGGACAACGATATACACTGACATACCAAACAAATCGTCATCTGCAAAATCCACCAGCACATCTGGCTCTGGGGAACAGAGATACTCGAATGCTTTGTCGAAATACGAGAGATACAACGAGAACAAAGGGAGTTCAACTGTCCCTGTGGCAAATGGAGATTATTTCCTCGGTGCCTATATAGACAACTTGGGCAATGTTGACATCGGAAAGATGAGGACAATCGCAGAGACTGACCCAAATCTCACGCCAGAAGAGCGTAAGATGGTTCTTGACATGACGACCTCTGAATGGGGCAAGAAATTTTTCGGAGACAATGCACGCATTGAATCATTGAAGAGGAAGATTGATGAGTTGTCTTGGGACGATTCCGAGAAAGGCAGAGCTTGGGTAAGTGCAGTCAACTATATATCAAGGAATTACAATGAGAACAACAATAATCTTGAGGACCTGATATCATCATGGTCTAGCTCATATCAGGAAACTGCGACCAATGCGTTCATTTCTGCAATGACGAACCTTGGATTTGATGGCATAGACCACATAATAGGTGGCAATTCAAAATTCAACTCATACTTCATGTCGTATGTCAAGAACACTGGAAAGCTTAGATATGACAATGAACACACATTGTACGGAGTCTCTGACAAGGTTACGAACTATCTCAACGGTGATATCAAGGACATTAAGACGATAGAGGAGTTCTCGCTGTTCAACGGTGACACATCAATCAAAGATGAGGACAAGTTCGCAAATGCAATGAAGGTTGCGTTCAAGATTCTTGGGATGGACGGCATGTACAACTCTGAGACTGACCTGAAGCAGAAGATTGAAAGATGGCAGAGCGAACTTTACACAGAGGATGGAGAGCCAAGATATACAGACAATGCAGATGAACTCAGGACTAAGCTGTATGAGGCGTTCTTGGCCACTGGAGAGCTTCTTGAACTGTCAGACTGTTTCATAGAGCTGTCGAATGCAGACTATAATCTTGGACTTCCAAGATACATAGACAGGAATGTCGTAACAATGTCATCTGGAGTACGTGTACAGATTGGATACGATGAGGACGGCAAAAGGAAGATGAATGTACTGAACAAGGACAACGTTGCAGGAGATTCATATGACATGTTCGCATCAAAGAAAGTGATTGAAGAGGCAAACAAAGCGATATCCGACCAAGTTAACTCAGACAACGGCGTATTCAGTCAGGGTATGATTTTGCAGACACAGGGATTCGGTGATTTGGTTGACGGAGAGATAAAGGTCATGTCTGGCGAGCCAGAGGGGACGAACCAGAGGAGATACAATGAAGCCGTATACCAGATGAAGAGCCTTGGCAATCAGCTTGTAGGAGGATATGACTGGTCACAGCTTCCGAAGTTCTCGAATGGCCAGTTCGATGCAGAATGGGCGAACGAATACGGGTATCAGCCACCAGAGCTGTACTCTGGCACGTCAATCAACGGGCACACATTCAACTACGTCATGACGACGAACAGCGAACAGGACTTCTCTGACAGACTTTTGGAGTTCAGATATGAACATTCCTCGTTCCCAATGATACATGCGTTCGCAGACTGGCTCCAGAAGAACATGTCAGCAAGGACAGTAGAAGACGAGCAGAGAGACTACGACATAATAAACAACTCAGGCTATCCGTTCTGAGAGAGGAGAGCACATGGCTACAACAGTTTTCAATCCAATGGCCGACAAGGGCGAACAGAGAAAACTTGCTCAGGAATACTTGCAGACTCTTTCCAACAGACGCAAGGAGATGGACAGTGGCATAGCCAAGAAACTGGCCACAAGTGAGTTTATCTACAACAAGGCAAACGAGATATACTATAAGTCAGATGACCCTCGTGAGAGTGCGAGTGCTGACCTATTCATAAGAAATGTACGGGAGAGTGTTCCTCAGCTGTCAGAGGAATATCTTAGAGCTAACTACAGGAACATAATCAAGCAGGCAACTGGGAATGACTTGGGTGCAGATGGCCTAATGGAGGTGTTCGGGCAGAAGGTTGCAGAAGGGTACAAGAGCTTCTGGGCTGGTATAAATGCCATAGGTTTTGAGATTGAGAACCATTTCAAGAACAAGGAAGCCTCACAGTATGAGATAGACGAAAGGAAGAAGAAGCAGGATGCATACATAGCATCAATAGCTGGCAAGGTGAGGACTGATTACTACAATGAGTATGACGGATTTGTACAGAAGGCCATTCTTGGTCTTGGCGATACACTCCCTTCTCTTCTTAACAGTACACCAGCAATCCTTGGAGCATTCGTTGGAGGTTATGTAGGTATAAACAACCCTTTGCTTGGGGCCAAAATCTATAAGGCTGGCAAATATACATCAGATGTTCTGAATTTTGTGATGGAATATGGCTCTCTTGTTCAAACGCTTAGACAGACAAATGCAACACCAGAGCAGATACTGACAGCATCTGGAATATATGCAGTTCTTTCAACAGCAGTTGAGCATAACTTCGACAAGGTCCCAGAGACATTGATTTCACAGCCTCTTGGTCAATTGCTAAGTGTATACAGAAATGGTGGCAAGCTTGGCACCAAGAAGGTTGCAGAATCAGTCATGAAGATTGTCGGCGGTAGGGCTGTGAAGGCTGGTGCAAGCTGGTTATCAGAGACTGGCGAGGAAGTTGTACAGCAGTTGGCTGAGGATTTGGTCACAAACATCCTCTCGTCGTACAGAGAAGCTCATAATATGGATGCTCTCCCAGAAGAGATTACGGCGACACCAGAGGAGATGAGACAGCATCTCATCGAGACTGGCAAGCAGATGGGAACAACACAGTCACTTTTGAGCGTACTTGGTATGTTGGTACCACTTGGGTTCGATATTACTCTCGGAGACATAAAGCACATATCCACTGCAAACAGATACACTTCAAGAAACAATAACTCAACAATAGATTTCGTAGGCAATGTTCTGCACAGTGAAAACACTGACTACAAACCACAGGAGAACGGCAAAGGTAAACTCGCAACAACATTCGATGCAATAAAAGGAAGAGATACCTCGATAGGATTCATCCCGAACACAGAGGAGGGGTTCAATCAGGCCAGTTACATATACAGCAAAGGAAAAAACAATGCTCTTAATGTAGAACATGACACATCAGAAGTGAAAGGCGATAAGGCTACACGTTCGCAGGCAATGGAGTTGATAGGCGACATGATTACTGAGGACTCGAACAAGAAGGAGATTGGACTTCAGTACACTACAGACGGGAAGATAAAGGTCGCAGACAGCCAGATAGGTGACTTGCTCAGAACATTGATAGCATCACATTACAATGCATATGAAGGCATTCAAGAGACCAAACTTGAGAATGGCCGTCAGTTTGATGTCACAATAGGTGGAACAACCTACACATTCACGACAGATGACAGTGTGTATGGTGAGCAAGTCACAACATCAGCTCTCCATGAGCATATAGACCAGAGGCTCAGAGAGAGTCTTGAGGCTATAGACAAGTCAAGGATGAAGCAGGCTGAGGACAGGAAGAACGCACTCGGCAAGGCTATGGACGAGTATCTTGCCAAGACACCTGAGCAGAGACGTGAGGAGCTTCTGAATCAGGCGAAGAACACGATGATTCGTCAGGGATACAGCGGTGATGAACTGAAGAAGCAGACAAGTGCACTCATAAACTTCATGGCCAAGAACCAAGCCGTACTCGACAAGCAGGTAGGGAAGATAAACGAACGTGGCATCCTCAAGAGAGGTGTGTCGGCAGAGTCGTTCGTGACATCAATAAACAACCAGCTCGCATCAACATTCACAACACTCTCCAAGAGATTCGGCAAGGACATGGCTTGGGTCAATGACCATGTGACGATTGATGACAGCTTCGAGCGTGGCGTAACCATTGACAAGGATGAGGAAGGGATACGTCTCAGAAAGGATTACGGATATTCGTACTGGACGGACGGGACAAAGACCGATGACGGAAAGATTCAGAGATTCCAGAACTTCAGAGACCTGAAGAACAAAGACAAGGCTAAGTTCCATATAGCTATAACCGACTTGGTTGACCAGACAACCGCCGTTCATGAGGCTGGCCATATGTTCGTGTCTCTTGGTGAAGCGTCCCTTATGAAGGACGCTCAGTTCAAGCGTGCTTTCAGGACTGCATTGGAAGAGGACAACAAGTATAAAGGCGAAGACGGTAAGTGGCACTTCAAGCCAGAGGACGAGTGGGTTCTCGGTGACAACACACATGAGATGTTCTGCGAGAAGCTCGAGGCATATGTGAACACAGGAATGGCTGACAATGCAGAGCAGGTCAGCATCTTCAAATCGGTTCTAGCAAGTCTGAGGAATTTGTGGAAAGCAGTTGCAGAGCTTCTTTCCAAGGACCAGCAGGAGTTCTTCGACAAGCTGTTCGATGCTTCAAATGATACAGTATACAACGAGATATATGATGCGAATGGTGAAGTTTCAGAAGGTGTAAGGAACAAGAGCGATGAGATAAGGAGACCAAATGGCGAAGTCAGATACAAGTCGTCATTCGACACATATGCGCTGTCTGATTCGGACATGGACAAGCTTTACTCGAATTTCTACAAGTCGTACATGGACGCAGTTGGTTCGTCTTGGAGCAAGGATGAGTTTGAGCACAAGTCAAGACTCTGGACATTCTGGGGGAGTGTCGATGGTGGTGTCGCCGCACGTCACCAGAACTCTGGTCTGTGGAAATTGAACGCAAGCTATGGCTCACTGAAGGAAATCTTCAAGGGATTCAACGACATGATTGACGAGATTGGCGATGAACCAATTTGGGGTGCCATGACAGAGAACGTAGCTGACCTCCTTGAGAAGGCCAGTTCAAGACGTGGTGTAGATAACACGTTCATGAAGGTTCCGAATTCCATCGCAAAGATGATAGTCCCATTCATAGGGAAAGTGTTCGGTGGCAACGGTGTGTCAATGAATTCTGATGGTACTCTGACTGCAACAACGCCAGATGGAAAGAAGATAACAAAGGTATTGATTGCGAATAATGCGTATTACAGGAATCTCATTGACACAATGAGGAACAGGCCAGACACTTTGCCGATACCGAGTGTTGTCCAAAAGCTTGCTGTCGGGCAGGTACAGAAATTCTATGACAAGAACTTCAAGCAGGATTCCTCTGTAAGGCACAAGATGGAGATAGACTATGTCAATGACCACAACTACAACCGATACAGAATCAGAAATGGAATGCTTGACATGGATGTCGCAATCGAGCGTGACATCGTGTATGCAGACGAGATACTGAACGACATGGCCTACATAATTGGCAGGGATATCGTGAAGGGATTGTACATTGAGACATTCGACCCAGAATCAGATAACCCGTATCCGTTCATAATTGATGAAATCTCTGGCCATTATGGAGAGCGGAAATTGGAGAAACGATTTGGCGACAACGACCCATCCAAGCATTTCATACGAGCTGATATAGAGATTGCTGGCAGTGAGCAGTGGGTGTTCGAGTATCTTGAAGACTTCGCAAATGACTCGGATAGCGGGAAAAAGATAATCAATCTGCCAGACGGCCTCACTCTTACAATCAATCCAATCAAGATAACAAAGGCTTATGACGAGAACACACAGAAGATAAGACAGTTAACAAGGCTCTCGAGTTCTGATATCGTATTGGCATTCCAGAAGGCTGAGACAATCCTTTGGGGTGACGTGCACAGAATCACTGGGCACCATTCACTTGCCAAATTCGACGGATTGGATGTGAACTATGCATTCTCTGGGCTCGGTTCTCAGGCATATGAGAGAGGCAACTACACTGCGACAAGCAAGAATGTCAATCTCGGATACAGGAATGAGATGGCCAATGATGCACGTTCAAAATCAATAAACGAAAGAAGACGCAAGATTGAAGGAAACATTGATGACATACTGAACCATTATGTATTGCCTAGATATGAACAGATATTGGACAAACTTAATGATAGAGGGTTGGTGCTCTATGATTTGAGACCAGACGGAGTTCATGCAGAGAGATATGATTTTAACAGTGTGATTCCAGAAATCGTTGAAGACATAGAACCTATTGTAGTTGACCACCTATTGGATGCTAACAATGGATTGGAAGTCAGCCATAATCGTCTGCGTAGAATTATATCCAAAGCAATCAATAATACTTATCCAGAAGTGTCAGATAGCACTATGTATACAGTAGAATTGGCAGAAAGCTGGATATTTAGCGATGTCGCTAAAGCGATATATGGTGTATACCCATATGAGTTAACAGATGAGCAGGATGATGGTTTTACAGAGATTAGGACTTTGATAGACAATTCTATCAATGAGTATCTTTATGGTCCTGACTTTGACATGGTTTCAATAGGTGAGAAGCTTATTGCTGGTAGAAGCAAAGAAGATATACTAAAACCACTTGCAAGACAGCTCCTTGCAAGAGTCAACAATTCAATCAGAGACAATATAGCGAAAGAGTACGGGGCCGATAAACAATATGAAGTCGGTGAGCACCTCAAATCTGATAGGACTCTTGATTGTATAATTGAATATATGGATAACAGCATTGTCTTCGAAGCGGTTTCAAAAATGAATAAAGACAGAATCAGGGATGTACTCGGCTCTGAACTTTATTCATTCCAGTTTAAATACGGGCTTGATGATTTTTTTGAAGTACTGTCAGAAGATGATGTCCACCATATATACAGCGAATATGGAATCAGTAATCAAACTCCACTAGTATACTTCTATGTCGTCGAAAGCAGTGGTGAAGATTACAAATATCTCAAATGGACAGAACCGTTGCCACAGAGATTTGCAGATGCGATATATGACAAACTCATGGAGATGGATTTGGATGATTATCACAAAGATGAGGTAAGGGCGATTTTGGATTCATCCGATTTCAGCGAAGTGTACAGAATGCTTCGTAGAATATTCGAGATGCAAGATGAATTTGTGTCTGACAGAGACTATGAGGTAAATAAAGCAAATGGGAATCTGGACGGTGTTGTAAGGTCAAGTGTTCCTGTGTCGAATCTGCTTTCTTCAATGGGTATAGTCGGTCATACAACTCCTCATTCATTCACCTATGGTAACAATACGGAATATACATCACCTAACTATGTCACATACAATAATGAAAGCACGAATACTGTGTTGAGACAGGGACTGTCTGATGGTGGTGAAGATGCACCAGTGGTTGATGAGAAGTTCTACAATGAAAAGAACGCAAGGTATAAGCGTGAGTATGAGAGAGCTTCCATAGACAAGGACCTGAGCGAAGGCAAGCCAGTAGACAGATGGGAGATTAACAGATACAACGGAGAATCGGAATGGGCACGGGCCGAGGAGAATGCCCAGAGGCTTCTCTATGACGGGTCGATGCAGTGGGCAAGCAACCTTTTCCAGCAGATACTGAAGGAGTACCTTGGGGATAAGCCGTTCGTCTATTCCGAACTCACTGATGATGACTGGAGAAAGATAACAGATAACTGGCAGGAGGAGATACAGGCCAGACTCAACGAGAAGACGAAGACTCAGAAGGAGAAGCTGTCAGAGAAGTTGGATTTGGGTGGCACTGACCCGATTAAGGTAACAAAGAGACTTGCCTCAGACATGAGCAGAAGGAGCGAGAGTGCAACCGTCAGGGCATGGCTGAACCAGTATACTGGCAAGAACGGTAAGGCTGGCGACAAGAACATCATTGACTTGGCCAGAAAGGTCAATGCTTGGATGCCGTTCGAGAACGACAGGAAGGAGATGTTCGACGGTCTTATGCTTTCAGAGAGATTCCCTTATCTCGACTGGCTGTTGCAGTATGAGGAGAAGAACCATCAGAACCACAGGAGAAAGATTAGAAGTGCAATCTGGGAAGGTGCAGAGCACGAGGTCGAGAAGAATGCAGAGTTGCTCTACAAGATAGACCAAGAGACTGCTCCGATATCAGCAGAAGAAGACGACTCAATAGAGAACACGATAACCGACACGAAGTTCGCCAACTACAAGGTCAAGCAAATCAGAGAGCTTGTGTCAAAGGTCAAGCTTGCAAAACAGCAGGCAGAGTATGACCGTGATGAATTGCTGTCACTTGACTCCGAGGCACGTACACTGAGGCAGGACTTCTATGACAAGTTCGAGAAGATAAAAGGAATTGCCCATGAGCTTGGAATCAAGGATGAGGACTGGACGACATACGACCAGCTCATCGACCTAATCGAGGGTAGCCAGAAGTATGTGACGGAGTTCTCCGAACAGCTTGGGGAGAACTACATCAAAGACTGGTTCGAGACGAAGGAGAGGATTGACGAGCTAGAGGAAAGGATGAAGGAGTTGAACAACGACATCCTGAACATGGACGAGTCAATAGAGAACCAGAAGATAACTTTGAGGGCATACGAATCCAAGATTGACGAACAGGCAAGTACAATAGAAAGCCTCACTGACCAGCTCAACGATGTGAAGGTCGAGCTTCTTGTCGGCGACACTCTGTACACCAAGATGATTAAAGACCTACAGAAGAAGCTCAAGAAAGCAACAGAGAAGTACGGCAAGGTCGGCGAGCTCAGGGAAAAGCTCTCAGAGATGAGAGAGAAGCTGGACAGTGCAAACGAGAAAATCTCAAATGCCAAGATGAAGGCTGACAAGATAATACAGAACAACAAGCTTGCAGGAGGCGAAGGTGCTGAGGAGGTGCCCGAGGGTCTGTATGATACCGTCGCTCTTCTTGGCAGAAGGCTCAACCGTGCATTGAACTCGCTTGACAGGCAAATCTCAGATTATATGAGACTCGACGAGAAGTACCAGAAGACATATGATGACTACTCTGCACTCAAGAGACAGACCATGATTGATGCTTCAAAGAGGAAGTGGAGAAGGTTGCTTGAGAGGAAATCTGGAGATGCAGACAGGCAGAGAGCCATGAGAGAGTTCTCAAAGGCGTTCTTCCAACAGCCAGATGCCAAGCATCCTTGGAGGGATTTGGTGATAACCCCTCTGATGAAGAGCGCACTGTCCAATACGCTTGAGGTTTTGTCCAATATTGGATTCGTGAGCGATGACACACTGGCTAAGGGGTTCATTGACCTTGCTGTTGACAAGAAGGTGTTCAAGTCAATCTATGAGGCCATAAAGGAGGACAGCGAAGGTTCAAAGGCGGAGCAGGAGGCCCGTGAAAGGGACATGCGTAGCCGAATGTCGGTTGCAGATGACATGATTGAGGAGTTCTACAACCACAAGTTGAGCCGTGAGTATGAGAAACAGGCACAGCAAGATGTCAATGCTGGCAAGTACAAGAACATGTCAGAGGCCAGACGTGCCATAGTCAACGACAACATCAAGCATCTCCATGAGGGTTCTGAGGAATACAGGAAACAGCTCAAGAAGATGGGATACAACAGATTCAGCCTCTACAAGAACTATGCATTCGCAAGCGTCGAGTCCCTCTGGAACATGACTGGCCGTCTCAGCAAGAAGCTACAGGATGCACTGTTCTTCGAGTACACCTACAAGACCACAGTGTATGATGCAGACGGAAAGCCAAAGCTTGTAGAGAGGACTGTGCACGGGTTGAACAGAATCACCAACGATACTCTCAACGAGAGGTTCAGACGAACCGAGAATCTGCACAAGGAGGTTCTCACAAAGCTTGGTCAGTGGACTGATGACCAGAGGAAGAACGACAAGGCTTGGGCAAAGTTCATGGAGGAGATGAACAAGACCTATGAGACTGGTCAGCTTGACCCGTCACAGGTTCCTCAGAGTCTGCTGAACAATCCAGACTTCATAAGGCTTGCCTATGAGGAGCAGGACGGAGAGATTGTCGAGTCTACTGATGCAGATACCAGCTATCTTGACAAGTCATTCAATCTTCAGGAGATTCTCGCAATCTACATACATGCAAAGGGCGAAGACGGTTCACTTGACCACATAGTCAATGCACGTACACATGTCTCACCTTGGCAGATAGCTTACATCGTCAAGGAGGTCGAGGACGAGAACGGCAAGTTCAACCAGTGGAAGGAGATTGCAGACATAATCCAGAAGGCATACGAGGAGAAGTATCCACAGATAGCAGAGATATCCAACAGGGTCAACAACAAGTCACTGGCCAAGGTTGACATCTATCTTCCGTTGAATGGAGCTACGGAATCGAAGGATGTGGACATCACTCTCGATGGCGTGTTCGGCAATCAGGAATACACTGGCAATGCGAGGATTGGTGCTGGCAATCCGTCGTTCACAAAGGAAAGAAGCTACGGCACGAACCCAATCAACCTCAACTTCGTGTCGGAGTTCGACAGGGTTGTGGCATCTCAGGAGTACTTCATCAATGGTGCCGACTTCTTCAGCACATGGAACAATCTTCTCAACTCAAAGGGTGGTGGACTGAAGCTTGCAATCCAGCAGGCGTTCGGAATGAACACAGCTGACGTGTTTGTGAAGAATCTTCAGGCATGTAAGGAGGTTGTTCCAAGTGACTTGGAGTCTGGCATGAACAAGTATGTCAACACAATAAGGAACAACATGGCACTTGCAAACCTTGGATTCAATCTTTCAAGTATGTTGCAACAGCCGTTTGTCTGGTTCTTGGGAGCAAGCAAGTTCGGATATGGGCGTATGCTCAGAGCTATGAATGCATATCGACAGTATGGGAGCATAACGGCTTGGAAGGAGCACCTGTTCGAGCTCGCCCCTCAGATTCGTGACACAACCAACATGCAGATTGGGTACGCCAAGGAAGCTGTTCAGAACTCAACAGTTCTCAAAGGTCTCAAGAAGGTCGGTGAAATCGGAATGAAGGGCATAGAGTACTTCGACGAACTGACACGATGCATAATGTTCGAGGCTGGTCTCCAGTATTACAAGGAGATGAAGGACAGTGCTGGAAACCTGATGTATGACGAGAAGCAGGCATCCGAAAGGGCAATTCAGGATGTCATGAACATGAACTCTTCCAGACAGGCCAAAGACAACTCGTTGATATACGACTTCAAGAACCCGTACTGGAAAGCTCTGATATTGTTCACGAACCAGTTGAACAAGCAGTGGAACATGTTCATAGGAGAGGACGGCATTCAGGCTTTGTTCGACAAGAGATACAAGCAGTTCATAGGAACAGTACTTGGTCTGGGACTTGCTACGACTGGTGTTCTTCTGGCAAAGGGCAAACTGCTTAACAATGCTGGAGATGATGATGAGTGGTGGAAGGACATGATGAAGGACTTCTTCACAGAGAGCGTCGAGATGGTTCCTATAATCGGAGACGAGATATCATCTGCAATAAACGGATATTCATATCTTGACTCGAATGTCATCAGTTCAACAGTCAAGTTTGCACAGAGGGTATCAGAGACCATCTCACAGCCAACGACAAAGAACAAGCGCAAGACAGTGACTGCAACGAAGAACATGGCGAATGATTTCCTTACTCTCGTTGGAGTGCCGAAGTACATACCTAGCCATACCTACAATGCACTGTTCGAGCGTGGCGAGTATGTTGGAGACAGGTTCTTCGATGACCTGAGCGGAGTTGGCAGAATCATACTTCCTCCTCAGTGGTGGGAGTATATCACAAAGGAGATTTACGAATGATTAGCAAAGTAGATTCAAATCCAGAGATGATTTATGTAGGTTCTGACTTCAAGAAGGTCGGACGAGCCATCGAACTGAACAGGGAAAGGGTCGAACTTACATCACAGACCATAACACGGGCCGACAGGGAGCACATAACCGACAGGATAGCAAGCATAGACGATGACAACAAGGTCGATGACTCCGAGAAGGCTACTCTCGTCAGGGAGATGGCAAGGATGGAGAACGAGTTCTCGCTCATAAGGAACGAGGCTCGTGACTATGACTTGGGTGACAGCTATGAATGGGAGAACCTCGTAGAGAAGTACGAGCAGATACATGCCCTGATGGAGAAGATAATCAACACGGTAGGCGTGTATGAGGACTCAGATGTCCATGACTTGGACCCATACTATAAGCAGTACCTCGATGCTTATGATGCTCTTCAGACGCTGATATTCGCAGTCAACACACAGTCCAATGCCAAGGTTGTAGTTGACATACAGCCACAGGTCGTTTCGGCCAAGAACCCTACAGTGGTCACACTGATACTGGACAACAATGGAGTCGACGACACATCAAAGGTACTTGCCGAGAATGTCACATTCAGTCTCAGTGGACTTTCGTCAGAGTTCACCACATCAATGGTTGTGATTGACACAACTCTATATCCTGATGCAGAGGTCGAGGCTGGTACTGGTAACACAGCTTTCGTCACTGGATGCAAGGCTTTCACACTACTATACGGTGCTCTCAGCGATGACGGGGTTTCAGTGAATGCTGTAGTCAGGATTGATACCGACTCAATTCAGCTGTGACAGTCTCTGCTCCAGAGAGTCAATCTTTGCAGACAGCTCCTGAACGGCCTTTATAAGTATTCCTATGCATGAGTTCACCATCATCGAATCCCTGTTAACCCCAGACAGGTCTGGGTCGGTGTCATCTGCGATGAACCCTATCAGAGGTGTGTTGCGTTTGTCGTTCTTGAACTTGAATCTGACTATATCGACATCTTTAAGCACGTCAATTGCAGACCTTTCAAATGGTGTGATGTCTTTCTTCTCTGAACGCTTTGATGTCAGAGGAAGATTGGATATGTAACCAGTGAGCCATCTCTTTTCTGGAGTGCCTAGGTCGTATATGTTGTCTGCCTTCGGGTACTGGCCCATCAGCTCTATTCCACCCTCTATATCAGCAATTTTCATCCATCCGTCGCTCCAGTACAGATATGTGTTCTGCTCTACGATAACTGGTGTTGCCTGACCTTCGAGCATGACCCTTATCCTATTATTGGGCAGGCGTGTGAAATAGAGTATGTTGGTCGGTGATGCAGAGCCGTTTATGTTGACCTGCCCATTCACTTTGTATGTCAGATTCTCAGATAAAGTCTTAGTTACCTGCTGATGCGTGTCAGGGTCTTCATATGTGTATGATGTGTAGTCCAGCAGGTTTGTTGGATTGCAGTATTTTAAATTCTGAGATGAATTGAACGGTTGGATATCACTTCCAGATTGTACTGCTGACATCTCCCATGCATCTGTGCTTGGTATGTATGCATCTTTGTCAAGAAGATGTCTATAACCTTCATCACCAGTATAGAGGAACAGACCTGTAGTCGGCCACCCCAAATCTCGCATGGTTCTTGCACCAACACTTACAGTAGCACTACCATTGAAAGATTTTCCGTGGGTACAGTTCATGTCTATATGTATCTGGTAGTAATTTGGGTTGATATCGAAATTATACGTGAATGATGCTAGATTTGGATTTGCTAATATCTGCTCAGGCAAATCCTTCAGTATCTCAGAGTTCCCTGTGCTGTCTGATGCATATATCCTTAGACTTGACATATATATCGCATATATTCCACCGATTTTCCTTGTGCCAGACACTTTTATGCTTATCTTTGCATCAGTCGGGTAGTACGCTAGAATGTTGCCTATGCCTCCGAAATGTGATTCACTGCCATTTCCAGTGAATGGCAATGAGAACGACTGAGCATCATACTTGACAGTGTCAAGAGAATCAACTTTGACGAAATTCGCAGACCCAGCACTGTTCACCAGACTCTCGCCTCTGTATCTTACATATCCTCCGCTGACAGGTAAAACGTGTGTATATATGTTAGCTGTCATGTTGTCAAGTAGGTCGTTCGTGTACCAGTAGTTGACTGGGTTGTTGCCAGCCACTCCAAACGTTATGCCAGTATTGTCTCCATTCTCTTCCTCATGAGTGGAGATGGCAGGGTGTATAATCTGTGCATTCTGCAAATCCAATGTGTCGAATACATGCAGATTCCTTGCATATCCCTCTGACAGTTCCGCTATCCCGTTGGAATCTATTACGAATGCCTTGCCAGATGCTCTGTATCCCACTGGAATCGGATGCCCCTGACCGTCAGTGAACGTTACTGAGCCTTCGGTTGGGTGATACCCGTAGATATACCCCTCATTCCCTTGTTCATCGACCTGAATGTGAATCTTCTTCGCACCTATGAAGTCTGCTGTGATTATCGATACAATTATGTGGAACACATATGCATATTCGGATTTCAGCAACGTTTCCCGACCACCATCCCTTATTGATGACAGCACATCATGCATTGACGAAGATGCTATGGCCGATTGTATTGCGTCAGTGAAACCAGTTGTGGAAAGTAGCTCCCACTCACCAGTCGAGCCGTTGTATGCGTATATTCTGTTGTCATATTCCGATGTCGGGTCGTCCAGCACGAACGAATCCCCATTGAGATATGTGTCTGATGACGGCTCCGCTGGCAGTCTTCCGAAGTACCTGTATGTATCCGTTTCGTCAACCATAGCAATCTTCTCTTCCGAATGGAAATCGCCTATTGATGCGCTTATGGTTATCGTCTCGCAATGGGTGTTCTCTTGATTGTAGAGGACATCGAAATGGTATGATGTGTCATGCATGTCAGCACTGACGTTCAAGGTTATTGACTGGCTCGTCACACCCAGCGAGTCTACGAACCTTGCATCCGACAGCACAAGACCACCAGATGTTATATGTGCATCATGTGTTATGACAAGTGTTCCAGTTATATCATGGACATCTATAACCAAGTCAAGTGACTGGTATGTCGTGTTCCTCAGATTTCTGACGAAGTTCTTCTGGACTGTATATACAGATACAACGCCGTTCTTTGTTGTGTTGAGCCAGTCTGATGCATCTCCGAGATATCCGTTCTCCACAGCCCTGTCATAGTCAGAGCCACGTTTAGTGACCTTGTTTCTTCCAGTAAGCGTCAATGTACCCATACCTGTATACTACCCCTAAATATAGTGTGATGCAAGACTTGAAAAACGCTAGATGTAGTGTTAAGATGAATACAGGCCAGCGGTGATGGGATTATCCGCTTGAGCAGAGTCAGGCACAGACCGAACAGTCCCGAATCTCTTTTGCGTTCTGTGTCGGGAGGATTGTATGGCACAGAGCATACTTGTCAAGGGCAAGGAGATAAGGGTCAAGAACACCGAGATGGTCATCGAGGACGAGAACAGGGCCGAGGTCGTGGAGTTCTCGATATTCAACGCAGGCACGATAGAGGGCGTGAATGATATGGCTTTCTACGTCCAGTACAGGAACGTGCTTGGCGAGATAGGCATGGACATATTAACTAACGCCTATCCGACTGAAATCATACACAACGACATGCTCGTGCTTGACTGGCTACCGTCAGCCACCTTCTCGAAGGAGAGGGGAAGGGTTGAGATTCAGATAGTCGGGTTCACACAGTCTCTCGAACAGACAGAGGACACGAAGTACCAGTCTGGGAAGCTGTACTTCACATCAACTGGCGAGTTCCTGCCAGTATACCCATCGACATCAACACATTCACCGAAAGTGGGGGACGACATCTCTGGGCCAGTATATGAGAACGTCGAGACTGGAGACGACCACAGATGGTCAACAGAGAAGACTGTGCTCCATCTGCCAGAGAACATCTATGACAACGGTACTCCAATATATACAGAGGCTCAGGTGAAGAGCCTGATAACACAGATTCAGGGAGAGCTCTCGTATGCTGGCATCAATGCACTCAAAGCTGAGGGGTTCGCAGTAGGAGAGCAGAACGGGACTGAGGTGGTTTCGGATTCTCCGTACTACCACAACAATGCAAAGTATTACAAGGAACAGGCAGAGACTTCAAGTGAGTCTGCCTCAGACAGTGCGACAGAGGCAAGCGCATATAAGATTGATGCTGAGAATGCAAGAGACAAGGCCGAGGAATGGGCAACCAAAACGAACGGAAAGGTTGACAACATTGATTACTCAGCCAAACACTATGCTGGCGAGGCTGGTGATTATGCAGAGGAAGCTGACAATGCTAGGATAGTCTCTGTAAGCGAGACGCAGTCACCCGATGATGGCGGTACGAATGTTGTCACTATAACCTATAAGGATGGCACAACATTCGTGTTCTTTGTGAAGAACGGAAGCACTGGCGCACCTTTCACAATCTACAAGACCTATTCCTCAATCGCAGAGATGAACGCTGACTTCGCAAATGTGCCTGAAGGCAGGTTCGTAATCATCTCATCCTCTGTATCAGACCCTGACAACTCCAAGATGTTCGTGAGAGGAGCTGAGGCGTTCACGTTCGTAACGGACCTTAGCGGAGCACAGGGAATCCAAGGCCCTGACGGAATGGCGGCCACAATAACTGTAGGCAGTGTCACATCTGGGTCGACAGCATCAGTGACCAATGTCGGAACAAGTTCTGCGGCGGTATTTGATTTCGTGCTCCCGAAGGGAGACAAAGGAGACCAAGGAGTGCAGGGTGAACAGGGAGTCGCAGGCCCTACACCAGTGATAACAATCGGGTCAGTCACATATGGCGATACACCTACAGTCACAATTGATACGACTGACCCAGCTCACCCAGTTATGGACTTCGTCCTGAAGACAAGCGAGGTGGGGGTAGTGGACAACCTCAGCTCGAGCTCGTCCGTGGATGCGCTCTCCGCCAGAATGGGCAAGGACCTCCAGTCACAGATAGTGAACGTGAACAGCGAGCTGGACACCCTCGATGCGATAGTTGGTGGCGAAGCTGAGGTCGAGAACACAGACCCATCTGAAGGTCAGAGCATCCTAAGTTCCTCACGGCTGATACACCATGTTAATCTGTTGCCTAGTGGCGAGTTCGGCTTGGTGGGTGCTAGGGACATCAAGTGGAATCAGCTTGCCATCAATGGCAATTTCGCAACTGGTGACATGACTGGATGGACGGATGCCAGCGGTGGAACAAGAAGTGTATCCAATAACAAAATTGCTTATTCATGGACTGCACAATACTCCAATAACGGACTTGCGAATGATGTATCAATAATAGCAAATCATTCATATTTCATTACCGCTACTGTCAAGAACACATCGGGAGAGACAAAAGGGTTTAGGATTGGTCAACCTTATGGTGTGCAGACTGCAACATCGGCAATCGAAAATGGAGCAACCGCCATTATTTCGGGAATCATTAAACCGACAACAGTTGAGGGCAATGGTTACAGATTCGGGATGTTTGGCACTCAGTCGGGAGTAAGTTACTCTTGTGAAATGACCAACTTTATGGTTTTCGACCTCACCGCAATGGGCATGGACACCATCACGGCAAGTCAGTTTCGTGCCTTGTTCCCTGCCTCATTCTATCCACACGATGCAGGCTCAATCATCAACCTCAACCCGACTGGGTTCTCAATCAGAGGGTTGAACATCTTTGACGGACAACTGGAAGAAGGCGAATACAATGCGACTACTGGCGAGAAAGTGGCAAGTTCATCATATCTTAGGAATGTGAATCTGATACCAGTCTTGCCGAATACAACGTATTATCTCAAAGCACCCCTTGCTTTCTCAGCGTATTACTTTGACATCAACGCTCAGAAGATAGGCACGGGTTCTCCAACGCTGACCAAAGACCATAGCTTCACAACCGATGCAAGTGCCTATTACATGGCATTTGCATTTAACAAGACTGGCTATGGCGGTTTGCCGTTTAAGGATGATATTCAGATAGCCTTCGATTCCCTCCCATCTTCTATCAAGACAGTCTATCACCCATTCAGCGGTCAGACAGTCCCAGTCTCGATAAGCGGACACTACGTCAACGAGAACTGTTTCGACTATGTGACCAACAAGGTGGTCGATGGGGTTCTGAGGGGCGAGGTGCATACAAGGGTCGGTGTGGTGGATTTGGGAAGTCTGACATGGACTTATTGGAACGCAACCTACGGATTCTACACAACCCAACTCAATTCGCTTATGAAACTTGTCTCCGAATCCGCAACACCGAATGTCCTCTGTGCCTTGTATTCACCAACAAATCTGAGCGGACTCGCATCGGGAGACAAGTGCATGGCTCTCTACAACTCAGATGCGACAAGATTCCTCGTCAAAGATTCGTCATATACTGATGCGGTCACATTCAAGACGGCAATGACTGGAGTGTACCTCCTCTACGAACTCGCCTCTGAGACAGTCACCTACACAGAACCCCTCCGCTCCTTCTCCCTCACGGACTATGCCACAATCGAGCCTATCACTCCGCAGACGATAGCCAACAGAGCGGATGTGCCGTTCTCGGTTCTCTCCAAATCCAACAACGGACTGATTCAGCAGATAGCACAGAACACGGCAGATATCGCAGATAACAAGGCAATCCTTTCTCAGCACGAAGCTAGGATAGCGAACCTTGAGCAGGTTTCGGGAGAGTACGTCACGGAGGAGATGCAGGACTACTCCACAGTTCCGACTGGCAAGGCAAGCAACGCTCTTGTGGAGACGCTAAAGGGTGTGTCTAGGGTGGAGAACCAGCTGGTGAACAAGACCGCATTGTCAACTGCAACAATAAACGGAATCACCTTCACAAATAATGGAGATGGTTCTTGGACAATAAGCGGGACAGCAACCGCTGAGACTTATGTAATTCTTGTCAGTTCAAGCCGTATAAGCGCAAACCACAAATACCTTTTTGGAATAATCGGTTCAACCAACGTCTATCTGTGGCAATACGGCTACGATGCAAACAAAACGAATTCATACAGCATCCAGAACAACAACAGCGACAATCCGTTCGGATTCCTTATCTCGAATGGTACTGTCTTCTCGACCCCCGAAACCGTCACACCGTTCATCTCCGACCTCACCACCTACTTCAACGGCAACATCCCCTCAAACGCACAGACCATTGCAGGTATTCAGCAGAACTACCCCGAATTGCTTGAGCCTAGAGACTACACCGCAGGGGAGATTGTGGACAGTACATACACAAAGGTCGAGAGCGTGGGTGTCAACATTTATGATGAGCAATGGGAATTAGGCTCGATTGGTGCTGATGGTAGCAATACTCCAACTAGTGACCAAATTCGTTCAAAGAACTATATGAGAGTTGCTCCGTCAACGGCATATTATGTCAAAGTGCCGTCTGTTGGCTTGCAGATTTTCCAATACGATATTAACAAGAATTATATAAGAAGAGATTTCTATAGCTCTGATAGTTCATTCACAACTTCTGCAAATTGTGCATATCTCAGATTCAGAACTGGCTCAACGCTGACAACCTATCAGAATAATATCCAAATCTGCCTTAACAGCTACGCAGACAAGACCACCTACCACCCCCACATGGAGAACACCCTCACCCTTCCGTCCCCTGTAACGCTCAGAAGTGCAGGGTCAGCACATGATGAGTATGATGTCGAGAGCGGAGAAGGTACTGTTATTACAATTCTTGCAGACCTCGGTGATTTTACATGGGCAAAATCATCAGCAATTACGAATGGTTTTGTTGCCATAAGTGGAATTCCAAGTGCAATGAAGGGAGCAGCCAATGATTCATCAGTAATCAATGCGATTTGCTCAAAGGGCTATGAGTGTAAATCATATGCTATCTTGGTGAATAACACTTCACCAGATATGGCAATGTCATTCAGAGCAACACCGAATCTTGGAATCGTGATTGTGGATTCTACTTTCTCAAGTTATTATTCCTCGTTCGATGCCGATACGTTCAAGGTGGCAGTTACTGGAATCAAGATTGTGGTTGAACGTGCTAGTGCTGACATTATACAGAAAACTCCAGTCATCGACAACACCCTCAAGACAGAGGGCGGTGGGACTGTATTCACAGATGCTGAGGTCGATGGTGCTTTCACACTCGGATTTCTTAACCTATAGGAGGAACATATGACAAGAAGAGAGAAACTTCTGAAGGCTAATCCTTCACAGTACCCTGCGGAGGTCGAGAGGCTCATCAAGCAGAACCATTCACTCGGTGACGAACTCGCTCTCCACAGAAAGGCTATACTTGCACTGAGCCAAGGACAACCCCTGCCGACTGAGTTCGTGGACTACTACACCGAAGTGGAGCAGAAGAAGCAGAGTGTCAAGGAAATTATTCAGGGTGATGCTATATGAGTGACAAAGCCGTATCTATAATCATAGCCTTGATTGGGCTTGTCGGTACTGTCCTGAGTTCGGGCGGTATCGTCATGTGGTTTCTCAACAGGAAGGAGAGGAAAGCAGAGAAGAGAGATGAGCGCATAATAAACGGGCTCAAGCTTCTCATGGAGAATGACTTCGTGATATTCAAGGCCCTCAGGGAGCACAAGATTAACGGAGAATCAGAGCATCAGGAGGAGAAGATGAATGCGTTTTTTCGTGAAGCGTTCATCAAATGATATGGAAAACGAGAATGAAATAAAGGACAGACTCGAAGGCCACCAGAAAGCCTATATAGAATTCCTGTCAGATGTGCTTGAGGACAGGAAGAGGGATACACGTTTCCTGAAGATGATTGTTGTTGCTCTCATCTCAGTTGTTCTTGCATTGGTTGCAGTAATCGCAGTGATAGGCATACATACACAGAACAAGCTTGTCGAGCAGTCCGAGAGGAGCGAGAAGAGGATGTATGAGTTTCTCGTCCAGTATGACTTCACAAGTGAGTTTGACTTGGACACATACTCGAACGATAACGGTTCTGGGAATGTGACGATGATGAGGTGACGCATGCCAGTAAGTATAAAAGCAATACGAAAGATGACACGTAAGGATGGTAATGCCAAGGCTACTGTAGTGAAATCGACCAAAGTGTCTGCTTCACAATCCAAGGTCACTGTAAGTGCTTCAAGGAAGGTGGTGCCGAACCGTGTCAAGTCAAGTTAAGGACATCAACGGATTCTTCAGATACGCAAACAAGGACGATGTCGAAGGTCTGCTTTCAGGGTTGGTGCTCACAGACAGGCAGATGCAGATGTTCAACATGAGATACATACGTGGTCTTGACATCAACTACATAGCAGACACGTTGGGTTGCTGTCCTAGAGTGGTGAACAAGGAGCTCAGGATAGTACGAGCCAAGATATCCGACAGGCTCGGCATATAATATAGACTTACAATAATACTTGATATACAATATAAATGTAAAGCAAACACAACACCATCAACGTTTGTTTTCTTATTCATTAACTTGCCTTTGGGCCTGTTTGTAGGCAGGCCCTCTTTTTTTGTGCCTTTTATGTTCTCTAATCATGCCACATTGGATGCTGTATGCCGATTACAGTTTAACCATGTACAACGCATATAACCCATATCAGTTCAACCAGTACGGATATCAGCCAGTACAGCAGACACAGCAGTTGATTAAGGTCAACGGAATCGAAGGGGCTAAAGCCTATCAGATGGCACCGAATTCATCTGTGGCTCTGTTCCATGAATCGGAGGACTTGATGTATGTGAAGACCACTGATGGTGCAGGGTTTCCGACAATCCGTGTGTTCCGTTTCGAGCCATATAACGAACCGACCACACAGCCAGTCAAGTACCTGACCGTTGAGGAGTTCGAGAAGTTCAAGGAGGAGTTCTATGGCAAGCAGTCTGTTCAGCAACAGTAGCTCAGACATGGTCAGGAGATTCGCAGAGTTCAAGAAGCAGATGCAGGGGAAAGACCCTGAGCAGATAGTTAGGAAGATGCTCGCAGAGGGGAAGATGTCA